AAATTCAAGGATATCACTTCATTATCAATGTTGAGAAATCTCGCTTTGTTAAGGAAAAGTCGAAGATCCCGATCAGCGTAAGCTGGGAAGGTGGTATCCAGAAGTGGTCTGGATTGCTTGATGTTGCGATTGATGGCGGATATGTTATTAAGCCAAAGAATGGTTGGTACATGGCAGTGAATAAGGCAACGGGAGAACCACTTACACAAAACCTACGAGCTGCGCAGACTATGACGGCTGACTTCTGGGGTAAGGTGTTTAACAACACCGACTTTGCCAAATACATTAAGGACAAGTATACGATTGGTCTACGTGACATGATCACTGAGACTGCATCTAAGGACTTGTCCGATGATGAAATCATTGAGCAGTACGAAGAGTAATGAAAGAAGGAAAAGACTACTTGTTGGTCGAAGATGATTTACATCCAGACCAATTCCTGATACAATTAACAAGTAGCGGATATGCTGGTATCGTTTACCGTTATGGTAAAGTCAGTATAATTGAGGAAAAAAATCAGGCACGTTTGCGATTTATCTACAAAATCGAGAGCGTGCCTGATTCCCTCACACACCGCCGCGACATGCTAAAAGAAGATCCCGAATTCAATAATCATATCGGTGATATCTTAGCTGACATTATTTCAAACAACGACTACATAATAGGAAGACCACATGACTGACGTTTCAATCGAATCACTTATATTAAATAATCTTGTCAATAGCGAACCATACACGCGTAAGGCAATGCCTCACATTAAGCCTGAATACTTCACGGGCTCACAACGCGTAATTTATGAGCTGATTCTCGACTTCATCAGTAAGTACAATAAGCTGCCAAACTCTAGCGTACTTGACATTGAATTCCAAAAAAGTAATGCTGCCGTCCGTCCAGACCGACATGAGATTCTTCAGGCTATTCATGATTTTGCTACACCTCAGCCAGCCGAACATGATTGGCTTGTAGATAGCACCGAAAAGTGGTGTAAGGATCGCGCCGTTCATTTGGCTGTTATGGAAGCCATCTCGATCATTGATGGTAAAAGCGCCGATAAAGCCGAAGGAGCAATTCCAGAGATTTTGAACAAGGCGTTGAGCGTTACGTTTGACACAAACGTAGGTCACGATTACCTTGAGAACGCAGATCGTCGATTTGATTTTTATCATCACGTTGAAGATAAGATCGAGTTTGACCTTGATATGTTCAACCAAATTACCAATGGTGGTGTACCTCGCAAGACTCTGAATATCATCTTAGCTGGGTGTGTTCACCCTGATACTAAAATTGTTGTGAGGATAACTTCGCTTGCGGTTGAAAAAGAAATTAAAATCGGTGAAGTGAAAGCTTTACTCGAAAACGGTTATACACTTGAAGTTTCATCTCCTGATGGTTGGGTTAAGATATCGGATTTTATCGACAAAGGTCAATGGGATGAATACTCATTCAGTTGTAATGATAAGAATATTTCATGCAATGAAAATCATCTTTTCCAATCAACGTTAGGGTGGATGAGTGCGAAGGATATATTTAATGCTCAAGAAGTTACTTTATCAAAATTGCACTTTTTCTGTGATACTGGGCGATATGAACCTGGCACAGTCATAAAAACCGGAAAGAAGATTCCAATTGTTGATATTCACGTTGAGCATAATAACAACCGATACTACACAAATGGAATCTCCTCGCATAATACAGGCGTTGGTAAGAGTTTGGGTATGTGTCACCTTGCAGCGGCAGATCTTTCCATGGGGCGCGATGTTCTTTACATTACGATGGAAATGGCAGAAGAACGTATTGCTGAACGTATTGATGCTAACCTGCTTGACGTTCGTATTGATGAACTGAAGAACCTGTCACAAGCCACGTTCTCCTCCAAGATTAAGAACTTGTCAGACCGAACAAAAGGTAAGATTGTCATTAAGGAATATCCAACTGCAAGCGCGCATGTCGGTCACTTCCGTGCATTGCTACATGAACTTAAACTGAAAAAGAAGTTCACGCCTGACGTCATCTACATCGACTATCTTAACATTTGCGCCAGCAGTCGTATCAAAGGTCTAAGCGGAAGTGTCAATACTTACAGTTTAATCAAGGCAATTGCTGAAGAACTGCGTGGTCTCGCTGTTGAATTTAATGTTCCGATTTGGAGTGCAACACAAACAAATCGCAATGGATATTGTTTAGATCCTTTAACTATTGTTGAAACGGAATATGGTAATAAACGCTTAAATGAAATTGTGGTTGGTGATTGTATAAAAAGCAATACTGGCTTTAATGAGGTGGTTACAGTGTTTCCTAAAACAAAAAAGAAAGCATATCGTATTACGACTTCTTCAGGAAAGACTATTATTTGTAGCGCCGATCATAAATTCCCAGTCAATGATATTGATAAGTCAATTAACTCTGGATTAAAAATTGGAGATTCTTTAGTGACGTTGAACTAACACATATTATAAATAGTTATATGCCAAATAACTATAGAAAAATCTGGGAAGAACATAATCATCAAAAAATTCCAGAAGGATATCACATACATCATATAGACGGAAATCATGATAATAATGATCCATTGAATTTAGAATGCTTAAGAGCTGAGGACCACTGGCAAAGACATTATGAACAGGGAGATATTGTCGCAATAAACGGCAAATTTATTCAAGGTGCAAGTGAAGCGGGAAAAAAGGGTGGGGCAGCTGGTAAAGGGAAAACTAAAGATCATAGTAATGGAAAACTATCCAAAAGTTTAAAGGAATCATACATTAAAAGAGGCGGAAGTCCTCTTAAAGGACGCGTTTTGTCGGATGAACATATTAAAAACATTACATTAGCGGTCCAAGGCGAAAATAATCCAATGTTTGGTAAGAAGCACTCAGAAGAATCAATATCACTAATCCGAATAAATAGAGGTTCTCTTGAAGGCGAAAATAATCCAATGTTTGGTAAAACGCAATCAGATGAAACTAAACAAAAAATATCAGATAAAGCAAAAGGGAGAAAATCGAAGATGAAAGGGCGGATTAACGAAACAACCCGATCAAGAAAATACAAATGGTATAATGATGGGGTAACTTCATTTTTTATGCCAGAAGGAACGCAGCCCGAAAATTATAAACTAGGAAGAATTAAAACATGGAAGAATTGATTACAAACATAGAAGAATTAGATTATGATATTGAAATGATTGATATTGAAGTAAATGGTAACCATTTATTTTTTGCTAATAATATACTTACACATAATTCAAATAGCGATGTTGAACTTACTGATACATCTGAAAGCTTTGGTTTGCCTGCAACAGCAGACTTGATGATTGCATTCATCAGTACTGAGCAACTTGAAAAGATGAATCAGTTAATGATCAAACAGCTTAAGAATCGTTACAATGATGCCAATAACAACAAGCGATTTACGGTGGGTATTGATCGCGCTAAGATGAGGCTGTATGATGTTGCAGATCCAACCGCGAATATCATGAGCAATGACTCTTCTTCGGCTGCTCCAGTCGCGAATACGCCGTTTAGTCGAGGTGGTAATAACAATCAACGTGGTAAAACCTTTAGTGACTTTAAAGTATAAATAGACTATATGTCTACAACACTTAGCTTCAAAGGATACCTAGCCGAGGCGATTTCCTCGTCCTCCGCTGATAAGGCCGCTTTCCTTATTGCTAAATACCTCAAGAAAAAGACGGGATATACTTTCTTTCGTTATCCAGGACTTGAGGCATTTAGAAATACAAAGGGAAAAGGATTTGGTTTGCGTTTTTACACTAGTAAGAAGAATCGCTCTATTCGTTTCAACTGGATCAGTTCCACTGCCGTTGGCATGATTGGTCTAAATAGCATCGACTATTGGGACGGTATCTCCAATACACCTTACCGCATCGAATTTGATACCGAAGTTTCTCTAGTTAAGACACTGCCAATCATCGCATCCATCTTATCAAATACCAAACCTGAACTTGGTTCGTTCTACACTCTACCAGATGGCATTCCATTGGAAGAAGCCGGTGTTGTATCAGAATCCTCGATGATTCTTGAGGCAAAAGGTGGCGTTAGCGTTGAGGATATGCTTGATGGTATTCTTGACATGGTTACATTACCAAACTTCTCAAAAGGTAAAGTATATAGCGCATACAAAGGCGCTGGCATGAAGATCTTTGATCAACTTGAAATGATGTACCCTTCATTGATTGTCAAGAGCGGTACAAAGTACAGCTGGAGCGGCGCACCGAAGGATCTGCAAAAGATCAAGAAGGACAAGTCCAAATTGCTTTCCGCAATTGGTAGCGTTGAAGCAAAGGTCACCAAAGGTGCGTCCAATGAAACATATGAGCCTACAGGTAACATTGCCGACATTGAAAACAATCGTGAGCGTCTTTCGTTTGAAAAGCAGTTGCTTGACCTTGAAAACTTGCTTAAGCTAACAATCAATGGTTCTGCAAACGCAATCTTCGTTTCAGGTAAAGGTGGTGTTGGTAAGACACACACAACCGAAAAGATTCTTGCAAGCATGGGTCTGCGCGACGGTAACGGTTACTTCAAGAACACTGGTTCTGCATCAGCAGCTGGTATGTACTCGTTGTTGTTCCGTTATAAGAACAGCATTATCTTCTTCGATGACTCTGACGATGCTCTTAAAGATCAAGAAAGCCGTAACTTGCTTAAGGCTGCAACTGATACCAAGAAGATTCGTAAGCTTGTTTGGAACAAGATGGGCAAGAACGTTGTTGATAACGAAGATATGACCGACGAAGAAATCCTTGACCAAGGGTTGATTCCACGTTTCTTCGAATTTACTGGTAAGGTAATCTTTATCTCTAACCTCGATCTTGACAAGTTGGATCCAGACGGCGCACTACGCACTCGCGCATTCATTGTAAACATCGACCCAACTGAAATGGAAATCTATGACTTCATGGAAAAGATCGTTGGCGATATTGAACTTGAAGATGGTTTAAGTCTTGATCTTAAAGCACGTAAGCACGTTGTTGATCTACTACGCAAAGGTAAGAGCAAGCAAAGCGCTAACCTTCGTAAGCTATCACGTGGACTATCCATGGCAGCAGGAGCAATTGCCGCAGGCGTTGAAGTTAGTGATAGTGACCTACAACGCATGATTGAAACATACGCATAAGATGAATAAATCTCTACTAGAAGCAGCCGCCGCCAGTCTAGACAATATTTGCGAAGATGAATCGTTTCAACGTTTACCAGGACACGTTGTTAAAAATGAATTGTACATGCTGAAAAAGAAATTTGATATGATGTACGACGCATTAAAGAGCGGAGCCGATTATGATGATAAGCGTTTTACTTCTATCATCAAATCTTTGCAGGATATTCGTAAAGAGGCGAAGTCGTTTAAAGCAGGAGACGCTGTGCCTATTAGCTATAAGTAATGAAACTCATAAAAGTATACGGCTGCTCAAAAAGCCCCGCTCGTAAGGACCTAGTCCGCCGAGCAGCCGTATACTTTCTTAATGTTTTACTTCCACGTAAACGCAAGATTGAAATTGGTATTCGTGTTGAGGAAAATCTCATTAAGAATCATAGCATGTATGGATGTTGCTACCATATAACCAAGTCTCCATCAAAATATAAGATTCTTCTTGATAACAGTATGTCAGATGAAATGCTTATAGGTACTCTCGCACATGAGTTTGTGCACGTGCGTCAATTTGACAATAATGAATTGGTTTTTATGAATAACCGTAGTCGCTGGCATGACAAATACTATTCAGATGATGAATTTGCTGTAACCGAGGAGCCGTGGGAAGTTGAACCACGTGAACGTGAATCGGTCCTAGCCGCAGATTTCTTTGCACAATAAATACCATAATGAATGGCACTGACATCGCAAACCTGCTTAAAAAGCTAAAAGGTGTCACCGTGAAGTCATCAACTTCAACCTCAATTGTACTATTAGTAAATGGTAATCGTATTGAGGAAATGCACAGAGTTGCAAAATTTTTATCCACTCTTAATGCTGTTGTCGATTCTAATTTAAAAGGATCAAGCATTGGCGGAATTAAGGTTGGGAACGTCAAGATCCTAATCAAAGGCGCTGGGCGCACTGGCGGCCTTGACGTTGAATCGGCTGCAATCAGCGCTTTAGAATCCGCAGTGTTTGCGGCGGTTGCAGAAGCCGGAGGCCCTATTAAAATTAAATTAGGCGATGGCAAAATTATTCAAAAGGTATCACGTGTCCTAAAAACAGCAGGAACACCAAAAAGTGATTTTAACTTAGCTGATGATTCAGGTAAGCCATTAATCCACATCAGCCATAAGAAAGGTAAATCACCAAAGGATTTCCAACAATGGGGAGGATTAACAGAAGAACGAATTAAAAACCATAAAGAAACAAAGTCATTTATATTAAAATGTCAGGCTCTTTATGGAGATAAGATTCCTCCAAGTGAATCTGCATACGCTGTCATAAAAAGCAAAGATCTTAAAATGATGTCGGTATTTGGCGTTAATTTTGACAAAGGTTCAATTGACGAAAACCGAGTAGATGTTCTTATACAAGGAGATCCTGGTTTAAAGAAAATTTCAAAAGGAATATATGCGTTAACTGCCACCGGGCATATTCATTACCACGGTGAAGTTCCAGATGCTGGATTTACTCCAGTGTTAGCCGTAATATATAAAGGAGACCGAGATCAATTTGATATTAAAGGTGCTCGTTTTTCGATTTACCCTAAAGATGGTCGTTCATTCAAAACACACATACCATGAAATCATTTAGAACATTTTTAACCGAAGGAGCAAATCTTGCTCCAGCGGAACTTTACAAGTACGATTGGCGTATTGAATTGTTTATTGACAAACTTAAAAGTGGTCTCCCGTTGACTCTTGTAAAAGGCGGTGAGATTTCATTACACTATGATGCTGACGCTGAGAGCCGTCTACGCGCTAAAAAAGATCCAGGTAAGATTCCTTTCCGAGGTTATGACAACGCTGTTTATTACCTAAAGGACTTTGCGAAGTCAAAAGAATTTGGAGGAGGCGGTGGTTCTGGTGCTGGAGCCGATGTTACACAGTTAACCGAAAGTGCTCAGGCAGTTTATGCAGCTGCAAAATGGAACGGTGCTAAGACATACAATACTGAGGAATTGGCAAAAGGTTATGCACACTCCGATGTAGACGATGACATTAATCGTATCTTAAATGATCTTCCGAAAGAATGGCGAGAATCATGTATCCTTGGTGCTGAAGAATTATACAAGCTGTTACGCGGTAAAGCATATACATTCCATCGTGGCAGTGCATGGGTAAATAAACTTGAAAAGCATTTCAAGACTCTTAATTCTAAAGAAAAGGCATTCTCTAACTTGAATAAGTGGAGCCCTGCCGATATTTACTTGGTGTCGCCTGTAGGTAAAACTATTCATTTTGAAAATGCTCAAAGTATTGCTGAACTAAACAGCATGCTAACTGAAGCTCTAAAGAACAAAGATGTAATTGGTGTATCGCTCAAGCTGTTGAAAAAGAATGCTCATATTTCATACTACAACTTTGATTCCAAGAAGAAGGTCATCGAGTTTGATCGTTTCACTACAGGTAACAAAGGATTCTTTGGAGGTAAGGACGTCTATATGTACTTTACGTTAGACGGTAAGATTCAGTTCCGTACATTCCCTGAAACATTTCAAGGAGAAATTAAAGGTAAGAATGCTAACCAAGGTAAACTGAGTTATGGTCCAATCCAAACAATTCTCCGTCATCTAAAATTACCACAGCTGATTGACATCAAAAAGCTACGTGCTGGATTACAAAAGAATGATCCTTCTCTGCTTAAGGAGTTTTACACAAACTATACACGTTATGCAAAGGATACCGAAAAGCTTTCATATGACGAGTTTGTCGAAAAGATAGCAGATCAAGGAGTTTCTTGGGCATTTAGTAAATTCCTTGGTTGTGAACTCATTGACATAATTTCAAAAAGCTCGCAAGAAGACGAGTTTATTACTGCGTGTATCAGCTATGCAAGTAGCAGCAGTGATCTTAGCGCACCATTCATTAAAGTAGAATAACATGAAATCATTTAAGGAATACATTGCTGAAGCTTCAGCTGAAGGTAAGAACCTTCACATGACGCATATCGAAGATCAGGTAATTTACGGAGGCGTTAAAGGAGCACGTGAAGCAATCCTTGCGCTACGTAGCCTACGTGATATGCTTGCGGGGAACGCTAAAACTTCAACTGACGTTACGGTAAAATGGGACGGTGCACCTGCAGTATTTGCAGGGATTGATCCATCGGATGGTCAGTTCTTCGTTGCTAAGAAAGGTATCTTCAACAAGAACCCAAAGATCTATAAGAGCGTATCTGACGTTCGCGCCGATACATCTGGAGACCTTGCTGATAAACTATCCATTGCTTTTAACGAATTGCAGAAGCTTGGGATTAAAGGAGTACTTCAAGGCGACATCATGTTTACTCAAAAGGATCTTAGCGTTGAAGACTATGATGGCGAAAAGTACATCACGTTCCAACCTAACACAATCGTTTATGCAGTTCCAGCTGATAGCGATGTTGCAAAGAGTATCAAGAAAGCTAAGATTGGTGTAGTATTCCATACACGATACAGCGGAGCTACTCTTGAAACCATGAAAGCTTCTTATGACTTTGATCAGAGCGAACTTAAAAAGACTCCATCGGTTTGGTTCCAAGACGCAAAGGTTCATGACCTTTCGGGTAAAGCTACCTTTACGGCTGAAGAAACTGCTGAATTAACCGCAAGACTTTCGGTCGCAGGTAAGATATTCCAGAAGATCAACAGCTCAACACTTAAGGAAATTGAAGACAATCCTGACTTTGCACAAAGCCTTGAAACATTCAATAACACGTATGTACGTCGAGGCGAGGTTGTTTCTAACACAAAGGCACATGTTGATAATCTAATCAAATGGGCAACCGATCGTTTCAATAAAGATATTGAGTCCAAGAAGTCAGAGAAAGGTAAGGAAACAGCATCTGCTAAGCGTGATCAATATATGAAGTTCTTTTCGGATGAAAACAAAAAGAACCTTAACTTGGTTTATCAGTTGCAAAACGCGATTATTGATGCAAAGAGACTTATTATAAATAAACTCGATACTCTTAAAAAGTTAAGCACTTTTGTGCGAACATCAAGTGGATTCCGTGTTACAGGCCAAGAAGGTTTTGTTGCAATCGACCATCTATCAGGTGGAGCAGTGAAATTGGTTGACCGTATGGAATTCTCTAAGAATAACTTTTCGGCTGACATAATTAAAGGGTGGGATCGCTAATATGAAACAATCAGATACTACGACTGCAAAGAAAGAACCTAAGAAGATTAGATTGAGAGATCTGATTCCAGTTGACTATACCGATGGCTCATGGCCCGAAGACGAACAAGGTGAGTTGACATACGATTATTGGAAGCGTGCTTCAGGAGTTCTTGATGAAGAAGAGATCGAAGAAAGTGGTTCGTGGATTGATGGTTATATTGACAAGTATACACAAATGGTATACAAGCCTAAAGAAGAAATCTTAACACTAACTTGGAGAAATTACGAAAAATTTCCAAAGGATGTTAAGCTTGATAAAGCTTCATGGGAAATACTAAGTAAATCACAAAATCGTCCACGTGCCTTTAATCAGTTGTGGATGAGCGGAAAGATTAAGGCTATGAAAGAAGAAACCTCTCTCGATGAAGCATATGATACTGAACTCTCTAAGTATCAACTAAATGGAGAGCTTAATCGCGTTAACGGTCGTATTAAGTTTTTACAATCAGCACATCGTGGTTCCGCTTTACCCGCTGATGTTGCATCTGAACTAAAGAAGCTTCAAGACCTGCGTGATAGTATTCTCGCAATGCTTAAGGAAGAAGATATCCTCGACGACGTTGATGCAGACACCATAACTGAAGCTCTAAACATGCTGCAACGTATGAAGCGTCGTGCTATCATGCGTAGAAACAAATCTAAGATTCTCGCAGGTCGACGTCGCGCTCAACGCCGTCGTGCATCTACATCTGTTCTTCAACAGCGCGCTATGCGTGCAGCTCGTGCAGCACTTGCTCGTCGACTATTACGTAAAAACAAAGGTGAAGCCAGTTACGGAGAAAAAGTTCGTGTTGAAAAAATGCTCGCTTCTCGCCGCGGTGCAATTAAAAACATTGCTCGCCGCCTTCTTTCAAAAGTTCGCCAAAAGGAACGTATGCGTTTCCAAAAGCACGCCACTCCGCCAAAACCAATTCAATCCGTAAAGCCAAATAAGTAATGGGACTCAAATCATTCCGTACATATACTGAGGAATCAACTAAGGAATTAGTTGCCACCTTTGGTCGCTTTAATCCTCCGACAATTGGACATGAAAAATTGATCAATGCCGTCGCAAAAGAGGGTAAGGGTAAAACGTATCGTGTCTATGCTTCGCAAAGCGAAGATTCAAAAAAGAACCCGCTATCCTATGATGATAAGATCAAATTTATGCGCAAGATGTTTCCTCAATATGGTCGTAATATCATATTGGATCGTAGCATCAAAAACGTGTTTAATGTCGCAGCGGCAGCACACGACGACGGCTTTACGAAATTCACATTAGTCGTTGGCAGTGATCGTGTTCCTGAATTTAAGACTTTACTTGCAAAGTACGATGGCGTAAAAGGTACACATGGTTACTACAAGTTTCGTGATGGTATTCAAGTAGTATCGGCAGGTGAACGTGATCCAGATGCAGATGACGTTAGTGGAATGAGCGCGTCAAAGATGCGTGCCGCTGCAGCCGATAATGATCTTGATACTTTCGCAAAAGGATTGCCTAAAACATTTGGAGAAGTCAAGGAATTGTTCAATGCAGTGCGAAAGGGAATGGGACTAAAAGAAAGTCACAACTTCCGTAAGCACGTACAATTTCAACCTCTAAACGATATACGTGAACGCTATATCGCTGGAGAAATTTTCAATGTTGGAGATCAAGTTTATGCTGAATCTGAGAGTGGAATGATCTTAACCGTTGAATCACGAGGACCAAACAATGTCACGTGTAAACTACCAAATGGAGAAACTAAACGTTTCTTCTTATCTGATCTTCATATAGTTGAAGGATCTTCTTACTATACCGGTTTGTCTAAATCAACCGCAGACAAACGCGAAAAGCATTTTGAAAAGAATGCTAAGAAAGACGATAACAATGACAGTGCATATGAGCCTGCACCAGGCGATAAGACTGCTGTCACTAAGCCTTCAAAATACACCAAGGAGTATCAAAAAAGATTTGATGAAGAGGCTAGCCCAGCGTCTAAATCACTACGTAAAAAGTCTGAAGAATCTGGTATTGACTATGGTATACTTAAAGACGTTTATGATCGTGGACACGCTGCATGGCGAACAGGTCATCGTCCTGGAACAACTCCTGAACAATGGGGATTGGCTAGAGTAAATAGTTTTATAGTTGGCGGCACTACACAAAAGACCACAGACGCCGACTTGTGGAAAAAACATAAATCAAATAAATAATCATATGAAGAAACTTTCGGATATTCTGCTTGAGGCTGAAACGCTAGAGCATGTAAAGACAATCGCAGAAGATGCTGCAACTGACAATAGCAACACAATCATTCCTCCAGTAACGTTGGTCACAGCAGACCGAGTCGGCGCTGCTTTGCAGAAGTTAGATCAAATCGGCGAAATGGTTGATGATCTATATAATACGTTTTCTCATCTTGAGGAAATTGATGCAGAAGCTGATGCTGCTCTAACAGGTGCATATAATTCTATCGATGATCTATATGCAAAGATTGACGATAAGTATGACATCATCCCAGTTGATCTTGATGAATATGACATCGAAGAAGAACTTGAACTCTTTGCTGATGTTGAAACTATCGTTGAAAAGCTTTCGCCTGATGCTCCTGCGTCTGAATGGATCGATGATTTCATTAAGAGCGATGCTCCACAATTCGAAGGTAAGTCCAAGAAGGAACGTATCAAGATGGCTCTAGGCGCATATTACGGTGCACAACAGAACGAAGATCTTGAGCTTGAAGAAAGCTTCCGTCCTGGATATGATATGGTACCTGCTCCAATTGGTAAGGATACCTATCAAGCTGATGGACTACGTAAACTCTGGGGTATCAAAATGCGCGCTGGTAAGTGGGCTGATACCTTTGTAGCCATGTATGCTGACGGTAAGATTGGTATTGTTAATGATCAAGGCGTTAACAAGTACTCAACCGTCGACGCTTTTGAAAAAGGATTTGAAAAGTACCGCAAGAGTGGCAATCTAGACGAAGCGGTGAATAAAGAAAAGGTGCGCGAGAAGCTTGCGTCTCTGAAGAAAGCATATCAAGATATTATTGACAAAAAGCAAGATAAGAATTACACCGATAAATATGATGCTCAAGATCGAATTTACCATGATCGTCGATTGAAAGAAATTCCAACTGAGTTAAAGAAGCTTCGAGCAAAGCTTTTAGGAGAAGATCTTGAGCTTGAAGAAAGTGTTAACCTTCCAAAAATCAAAGAGCTTGTATCACTTGCTCTAATTGATGAAAAAGATGTACCTGCTACAATCGCTGCATTGAAAGCAACTCAATCTGACAAGGCATTGACTCCTGCGCAAACCAAATTGTTAGGTAACCTTGCTGTTATGTTGACCAACGTTATCCTTGGAGATACAAGCGCATTGTCAAGCGTTAAACGCGCTGCTAAGGAATAACTCTATTCCACCTTTCCAGCCATGAAGGATATTTTATGATCCCTTCGGGAACCTTCGGTTAATCTAGTTTCTTCTGGATTAACCGTTTGTTTTATTCAGCCATCCAACAGTTGTCGCAGAATGAATACTTAATTATTATAACATAGTCTGCGAAAATGTAAATAACAAAATTCATAATAAATAGAATTATGGACTTCAACGGTAAAAAAGAATTAGTAAAACGAGTACAACACGCTCTAGGATTAGATGCGGATGGACTAGACGGACAAAAGACATGGGCCGGTATTGTCGATAAGATATGTCCGCTTCCAGCTGAAACACCAAAGCCAGTTGAATCTGCTGAACAGGCCGTTGCTCTATCGCCACGCGCTTTAAAGCTAATTCTTGATTATGAAGTTGGCGGCGGTGAAGGTTACTATAATGCCGCTTTAAAGAATCCATGCTATCCAGGCGGTCAAAGCGGAGTTACTATTGGAATCGGTTACGACCTGGGTTATAATACTGCAGCTCAATTTCAAGCGGATTGGGGTTCATTCATAAAGGAGGGTGACTATAATCGTTTAGTAAGTCATATCGGTAAAAAGCAATTTTCTGCAAAGGCTGCTATCCCTTCTGTTAAGGATATTGTAATTCCATGGGATGCTGCTCTTGCGGTGTTCAAGAAAAATACCGTTCCACGTTTTATTAAAGAAACTCTTCGCGCATTCCCAGGCGCAAATAAACTACACAGCGACGCATTTGGCGCATTGGTATCCTTGGTGTTTAACCGAGGCGGATCTCTTAGTGGAAGCAGTCGTGTCGAGATGCTAAATATCTCGAAAGCAATTAAAGGAGAAATTCAAACCGCAAACATTTATGGGTACATTGCTGACCAAATTATTTCTATGAAGCGTCTATGGGTTGGTAAAGGGCTTGATGGTTTACTACGCCGTCGTAATGAAGAAGCCGATATGATTCGCAAATGTAACTAAAACAAAAATATGCCTACTCAATACTTATCAGGACCTAAAACATTAACGCGCGAACGCGCGCGCTATGAGGTCCACATGTTGGCCGACCAATTAACACCTGGCGGATCTTTAACGGATGCATTTGGTCGCCTACGAACCAGCTCGCCATTTACTATATTCGACAGTCAGTATCGCTATGGTGATAATGGCAAGTGGGATACGCTAACAGCAACTAATGGCTCTGCCACGCATGTGACAACCGAAAACGTAATGGCGCTTGCGGTGACCAACGAGTCAGGTAGTAAGGTTATTCGTGAAACACGTCGAGTAATGCCGTATCAGCCTGGAAAAAGTTTGCTAATTCTTGCTAGTTTTTGTTTAGGAACTCTTAAGGCAAACGTACGTCAACGTGTTGGCTATTTTGGAAATGATGATGGTATATTTCTTGAAGCTGATGGTGAAACCGTTTCATTAAAAATTCGTAGTCGCAGCCTTAATACTACGCTAACTGCGGCACGCACTGAATGGAATGGCGATAAGTTTGATGGGACGGGTTATAGCGGCCGCACAATTGATTTTAGTAAAGCTCAGATATTTTGGATGGATATTGAATGGTTGGGCGTAGGCGATGTTCGTTGCGGATTTGTCGTAGATGGTCATTTAATTGTAGCTCATACATTCCACAATGATAACGTCCGAACAACGACATATATGTCAACGGCATGTTTGCCTATTCGTTATGAAATTGAAAACTTAGCCGCAACATCAGGCTCAACCACAATGAAGCAGGTTTGCTCGTCGGTAATATCCGAAGGTGGATATGAACCAATTACAAAACAGTGGGCTGCAACAAGAACTACTGCTATCGCAAGTACGTCAGTTGCAAATGGATATGCTCCGGTTGTATCGCTTCGTTTGAAAAGTGGATATACTGACTCTATAGTCCTCCCTTCACAAGTTCATATTCTTGGCACTGGAAATGGAATCATTTATGAATATGCTCTTATACGAAACGCTTCTATTACTGGAGGAAGTTGGACAACGCATACTGGTAGTGGCTCAGTATTAGAATACAATATAAGCGCAACATCAATGACAGGCGGGATTGTTGAAGAAAGTGGACTATTTGAAAGTAGCAATCAATCTCGTCAAATAATTAATGAAAATTTACAATATGCATTTGAACAGCAATTAGGCAGAACGATCGGTGGTGCTTCTGATACATTTACATTAGGAGTCCGCCACTTAAGCACTGGCGGCGGCAATGTTTATGGCACACTAAATTGGAATAGTATATTATAATATGGAATCATTTAAAACATATGTAGAAAATTCTACAATCCCAAAGGCGCTTGAGTATCACATCATCAACGATATTCCATTAGCACAAAACGTTTTCCGCGCCCACACTCCAAACTATTATGCGCTGTTTGAGTATGCTCGACAAAACGTAGATTCGGTTGATACTCTATCTGAGTTTGATCGTATGCTTATGGAAAGCGATATTGGTCAGTTAGCAACATACGAAGGAATTGAAGTTCCACTTGACCATCCGTTGATTGAAGAAGATGACAAGGATGTAGAACTAAATTCTCCAAAGCGTGGTGGCGCTAAGAAGTTCTACGTTTATGTTAAGAATGAAAAGGGTAACATCATCAAAGTTCAGTTTGGTGACACAACTGGATTGACCGCAAAGATCGATGATCCTGCTGCTCGCAAATCGTTTGCGGCCCGACATAATTGTGATCAGAAAAATGATAAGACTACTCCTGGCTATTGGTCGTGCCGCCTCCCAAAATACGCAAAGGAACTTGGCCTAAAAGGTGGAGGGTCGTTTTTTTGGTAATATGCAACCATATCGCGACGGGAATAAAACAAACAACACTTGGGTTCGAGAATTTGAACCTAATACCGATAGTCATGAATTGGTTTGGCATCGTGACAAAAACGACCGAGCGGTTAAGGTATTGGAAGGTGAAGGTTGGGTATTCCAAATGGACGAACAATTACCACGTGAACTTAAGAAAGGTGATGTTCTAACCGTACCTAAAGAAACATATCATCGATTATTTAAGGCGGGGCCCACAGTTTTAAGAATTGAAATTACTGAATAACCGAATGGAACTAACCGATAAAACTTTTCTAATCTTTGCGGCGCGGCATTATGTTAATCCATGTTGCATTGACGTAAAAGAATTTTACGAGGATATTTCGAGATTCAAATACCTTAAGAAACTTTTAAAGCGGTACAAAGATAAAGGTGAACTCCAAGAACGCTTGATATTAAATCATATCATTATCATCCATAATACATTTGGGATCTCTGCAGGTGTCCGCATGTGTTTTTTCAAAATACCTGAGGAATATTGGCCGGCGCTAAAAACCTTCCTGTTATACCTAAACTACATTTACATAGAGGAACATATAAATATTCCTAGCGACATGTACGTTGTGCGTAGACTGCAGCAAATCTAACACGAAAACAATATGGGATTACTTTCAAGAGCAACTGATACTTTTTATGCATTCCGCTTTTTGCGTTTGCTTACTACTCCATGGGAAAAAACTGGAGCTTATAAAGCAGGAATCATCGATGATAAAGGCAAGGTCATAAAGAAGCCAGAGACTTCTGATGAAAGGAGCGTCTATAATTATTTCCATCGTTTAGTGTTTAATGTCAAGCGTATGTTAAACAAACTACCATTTGGGAAGACTACAATTGCAAGTTATCTTACTGCGTTGTTTCTTATTAAGGAACATACCGGATTGTCAAATTCGGCTCTCTCGGAAGCTTTGTATAAAATTACAGATGTAGACGTACACATCCCGTTTTTGCTTGAGAGCACTTGGTATCAAACTGATGATGGATATTTACGTGAAGGATCATATATACTACGTCATACCTTACCTTTGCCAAAAACCGGTGAAATGTTAGCTCTCCGAAATACTCGAGTACTCGCTGAATCTGACACCAAGCCATCTGGAAATATCTTTGGAGCTCCAGTCTATAAGGTGCTCCACTTAAAGACTAACCAATACATTTACGTAAACCAAGCTGACCTAATCCAATGACTAACGAAGATACGACAACCTCAAACGTAGCAATGCCGCCGTCTGACTATCCAAAGACAGGCGCAACCTGGAGACTCTTTAGTGTAAAACCCGATGTCTTTCGTAGGTTTGAAACCGGGCGTAATAAATTTGAGCGTTGGTCTAAGTACTTAGATTTGACTGACGACACTCATAAGGAGATCTTTGATTATGCTAAGAAGAACAAAGGTAAAAAGACCATCGTACTTCAGTGCAGCGAAACGGGTGCAATGCGCAGCATTAGAAAACGTGCCGTGAATGAATAAAATTATTTACATTTGACCTTTGCTGATATATAGTAAACTATAACAAGAAGGGCTACGTAATGTGGCCCGTTTTTATGTAAAAAAAATCATATGGATCATAGCATTTTCGAAGAACAAGTATCACGTAAACCAAATCATTATTCATGGGCCGAACAATTCATTGAGGCTATGCATAATGGATTTTGGACTGACAAAGAATTTACATTCAAACCTGACCTCCATGATTTCCGAACAATCCTCAATGACCAGGAACGCGAAATTGTAGTACGTACTCTTTCGGCAATTGGTCAGATTGAAGTTGCGGTTAAAACCTTCTGGGCAAAGCTTGGAGAAAACCTCCCGCATCCATCTTTACAAGATCTCGGATACGTAATGGCTAACACCGAGGTTATTCATAATAATGCATATGAACGTCTGCTAACTGTACTTGATCTTGAAGATGTGTTTGAAGAAAACCTCAAGCTTGAGTGGATTCAAGGACGTGTCAAGTATTTACGTAAATACACTCATCGATTCTACAAGGACTCCAAGAAGCAATACCTATATGCTTTGATACTATTCACGCTACTCGTTGAAAACGTATCGCTCTTTAGTCAGTTCTATGTCATCAATTGGTTTGGAACATTCAAGAATGTTCTTAAGCACACTGATCAGCAAGTCAAGTATACACGTAATGAAGAAACGATTCATGCTCTTGTTGGAATTAAATTGATCAATACTATTCGTGAAGAACATCCCGAATTGTTTGACGCTGAACTTGAGGAAAGAATTTCGAAAGCTTTAACTGATGCATACCGCGCTGAAAGCACGATTGTTGATTGGATGGTAAATGGCATTGATGAAGAAAATTTAAGTGCTCCTATTCTAAAGGAACTTATCAAGCAACGCATCAACGATTCTGTTACTGAAATTGGCTTTGCTAAACCGTTTGAGATTGATGATGAACTGATCGGTAAGACCACGTGGTTCTATGAACAGATTCATGGCAACAACATGACAGATTTTTTTCATTCGAAGCCCGTCGAATATTCTAAGAAGAATCAAAGCTTTGATGAGCAGGAACTGTTCTAATACGTGTATAAATTGATTATGGAAACAAATTGTTATTGGCTCAATAAAGATAGCCGCAAATTTTTAAGTCGTGGCTATCTTCTTGAGGGAGAAACTGCTGAAGTGCGGATTCGCGATATTGCTGAAGGTGCCGAAAAGATTTTAGGAATCCCTGGATTTGCTGATAAGTTCGAGCGGTATATGCTTCTTGGATATTATTCGTTGTCTAGTCCTATTTGGTCTAACTTCGCGCGCACTCGGGGATTACCTATCAGTTGCTTTGGAAGTTATATTGAAGATACACTTGAGGCTATCACTGGATATAAGCTCGCGGAAATCAGCATGATGACCAAAGGCGGCGGTGGTACAAGTGCATACTTTGGTGCGCTTCGTGGTCGCGGTGCTCCAATCGGCAGTGGCGGGCAGTCAACCGGAAGTGTTCACTTTATGGAACTGTATGATAAGCTGATGAACGTTGTTTCACAAGGCAACGTTCGTCGTGGATCATTTGCAGCATACCTACCAATTGACCACCCTGATATTGAAGAGTTCCTTAAGATCCGCGGAGAAGGTAATTCAATCCAGGACATGTCTATTGGCGTTACGGTCAGTGATCAATGGATGCGTGAAATGGTCGATGGCGATAGTTCCAAGCGTAAGATTTGGGGACTCGTAATCAAGAAGCGTTTTGAGTCTGGGTATCCATACATATTCTTCAGCGACAACGCTAATAATAATGCGCCTGATGTTTACAAGCAGCAGGACATGAAGATACATGCAAGTAACCTTTGTACTGAGATCTTCCTTCCAACTACAAAGGATGAAAGCTTTGTATGCGATCTTAGCTCGATGAACCTTGAAAAGTGGGACGAGTTTTCTAAGACAGATGCAGTTGAAACACTGGTTTATTTCCTCGACGCTGTTATGACGGAGTTCATCAACAAGACCGAAGGCGTTCCATTTATGGAAGCTCCAAGAAAGTTTGCAATTCGCCACCGTGCTCTTGGTGTTGGCGTATTGGGTTGGCATAGCTTGCTACAGAAAAAGATGATTCCGTTTGAAGGAATGGAAGCACAGTTCCTTAACATGGACATCTGGAAATTTATTCGTGAACGCGCTGATGCTGCAACGACTGAATTGGCCGGTCTCTATGGAGAGCCTGAAGTATGTAAGGGTTATGGCCGTCGCAATACAACCACTCTTGCAATTGCTCCAACAACTTCAAGTTCATTCATCCTCGGTCAAGTATCTCCGTCGATTGAACCGCTTAACAGTAACTACTTTGTCAAGGATCTTGCAAAAGGAAAGTTCACTTATCGCAATCCATACCTAGCTGAACTGCTTAAGACTAAGCAGCGCGACAACACTGAAGTGTGGAAGGATATCCTTGTTCATGGTGGAAGTGTACAACATCTTGACTTCTTGACTCCCGAAGAAAAGGCAGTGTTTAAGACCTTTGGTGAAATCTCGCAGAAGGAAATTGTTACACAAGCCGTTCAACGTCAGCGATATATAGATCAAGGGCAGAGTCTAAATCTTATGATTGGCCCGAAAGTCAAACCAAAAGAGGTTAATGAATTAATGATCTATGCGTGGGAAAACGGTATTAAAAGCTTATACTATCAACGCAGCGCAAATCCAGCACAGGAACTCGCGCGTAGCATCTTAACATGTAGCACATGTGAATCATGAAAGATTACGAAGACTCCTATATAACGACTCCAATCAAAAGCCCATTATTTGAATCTGTTGCATTATTGGTCGTGATGCCATTTATGATAATCGGATTAGCTTTGGCATTTATATTCATTTTGATTACTCTTTTGGTTATGTGGCCTATTGTGCCTTTCTTTGTTTATGCTGAACGTAAAAAAGAATTAACCGCAGATGATCGAGAAGAATAAATGTGCATGCTGTAAGAATGTTTATGAAATCATGTGGGACGATGACACCGATGATTATTATTCAGACAGCATTGAAGATGATGATGACTCTATTTGTGAAGATGAACAATATCCTGAGTATTGTCCTTTTTGTGGAGTACATCGCGAGTATGGCGGTGAAGAAGATGGCTATGACTCATACAATGATAAATAGATTGTATGAGCCCATGGACATATCAAAACATTATCTTCGTTAAGGAAAACGCCGAACTAAAAATTGCCGAAGGCTGTATCGGATTCGTCTATGAAATTACAGATGTCTCAAACGGTAAAAAGTACATTGGTAAAAAGCTGCTAATCACCAAAAGAAAACGTCCTCCGCTTAAAGGTCAAAAGAGAAAACGTATTGACATTATTCAAAGCGATTGGGAAAAGTATTGCGGTAGTAGCGAAACAGTTAAGCTACTGGTTAAGGATCGACCTGATGATTTCCGTCGTGAAATACTTGAGTTCTGTAAAGCAAAGGGTGAACTATCGTACATTGAAGCAAAGTGGCAATTTGCAAAAGAAGTGCTGCTAAGGGATGATTTCTATAACGAGTTTATCGGCTGTCGAATTAATGCCAGTCATTTGAAAAATCTTTGGAAAAAGTAATTTACATTGCGTCCAATTTTGGTTATAATTTAAATCTAAAGAAACAATATTATGTCTATTTTAGTTGACTACAGCGGAATCGCAATTGCGAGTATCTTTTCTCAGGTTAAGAACGACAAGATCGAAGAATCATTCATTCGCCACCTGATCCTAAATACTCTAAGAATGTATAATGTAAAGTACCGAGCCAAGTATGGTCAGATGGTATTGGCATGTGATGGGGGTTCCTGGCGGAAGACATACTACTCTTACTACAAAGCTTCGCGCCGCAAAGGTCGAGAAGAGTCGACCCTTGATTGGACTGAGATCTTTCGTATCCTCAATAAGGTTAAAGACGAGATTTCTACACATCTTCCTTATAAAGTCATTCAGACTGATGGCGCAGAGGCGGACGATATCATTGGCACTCTTGTTGCCAATACTCAAGAGTTTGGTCAGTATGAGCCAGTTATGATTATTAGCGCTGACAAGGACTTCATTCAGCTGCAGCGTTATGACAATGTTCAACAGTTCAGCCCTATGACTAAGAAGTTGCTAACTGATAAGAATCCGCATCGTTACCTCTTTGAGCATATCATAAAAGGAGACGGTGGTGACGGCATCCCAAACATTCTTTCAGCTGACGAAGTATTTGTTACTGAAGGCATGCGTCAGACTCCAGTTCGTTCGACTAAAATCGAGGATTGGTATGCTGCATATAAGAATGGTACTATTGAATCTGTTCTTGGCGAAAATACATATCGTAACTATGTTCGCAACCGCACTCTAATTGATCTTGAATGTACTCCATCGGATTTACGCGATGTTATCATTAATACATACAATGAGGCGCCTGTTGTTGGTAACTCAAAGGTGCTTAACTATCTGATTAGCAACCGATGCAATATGCTTATAGCCTGCGCTGAAGAATTTTTCATCAAATAAGCCATGCATAAATTAAATCGTAAACTACCACATGAGGTATTTGACCTCGTTCAACAAGCGACAAATGTCAATGAACGTGTTCGCATTCTTCAGGAAAACAATACATTCGAAATTCAGACAATTTTACAAGGAGGATTTCATCCCGGTGTTATTTTCGATCTCCCAGAGGGAGCACCTCCATACACACCTGATACTGCGGTGCCTGGACTTCAACCAACCCCGCTACACAAGCAGATTGGTTTCTTAGTCAACTGTGTAAAAGGTAAAGGAAGGTTTGACGAGAAAGATCGTTACACACGAATGCGCCGCGAGGCCCAGTTCATCAAGATCCTTGAAATTGCATACTCTAAGGATGCTGAAATTCTAATCGCCATGAAAGATAAAAAGCTTCATAAGCTGTATCCTTCATTGACGGCGTCGGTTGTTCGTAAGGCATTTCCAAATATTCTACCGAGCAAATGACATACACTTACCGTTGCAGCGCATGTAATACACAATGGGAAGATCGGCATCCTATGTCGGAACGTGATGCCCCAACAACAAAGAAATGCCCTCATTGTGAATCTGAAAATACTGTAAAACGCATCATCGACTTTGCACCTCGTGTAAGCTATGATGGAGCGAAGACCGTATTACAGCGAGCTGGGTCTGGTTGGAATGACGTGCTAAATAAGATCAAGAAGAGTAGCGGCCGACATACAAATATAGAAACCCGGTAAGACTATGGGTAAGAGTAAAAATAATCGCGATAAGGATAAACGTTCTTACTATAAAGATTATGCATATGATTGTCATAATCACAAACCTCGCAAAAAACGCAACCCTGACAATCATAACTCTCCATCGCGTAAGTTTGATCGGACTAAAAGCGTATAATTAAAATATGGGACAAATTACAATACCGTGTAGGTCTGGGGAAGTATCTGATGGTTATCACACCTTTGATGAACTTTACGATCATCGCAGCGCTCTATACATGGCTTTTCTAAAAGGCCGTCCGCAACACTCATGGATGAGCAAAAGACACTGCGATGATGCCTTATGGGATGGCTGGTTTATTGCTGGCACAACCCTTCCATCGGGTGACATTACATATCATCTTAACGTTAAGTTTTGGGACTCCTTAAAGAAGGCTGGTTTATCTGTTTTAGACAGAGCTCCAAAGTGGGATCGTCATACAAGTAAGGATGTCTATAATCGAATCATTGAATACGTTGAAAAATAATGTCGTTTCTTAATCATAATATACCAGTCATCAGATGTATGATTAGAAACGAATTTCTATTCAATCATACAAAAGGACATAAATTATTTACAAACTGCGATGTTCATACTGTGACGTCGATGGAAGGCAAGTCACCTCTGTTTGAATCGTTTTTAGAAAATGGTGTAAATTGGACAAGGCGTCCATTGCATGCTTTTGCTTGGAAGGAAGATGCGCCGGTTCGTAAATTAACAGACCATGTTTATTGGGATTGCTTTTCTAGTTATGTAGACGTTTCTATTAGACATCGCTTACAAGGTCTTAGAGCACAATTGGTTTTACCTTCAAATGAAAAGCTTGAGGGACAATACCTATTTACTATAGATTGGTCTTTTGAAAATAAAGGCATTTGTGATTATGGATTTTCTGAAGTATCAGAACATAAATGCGCACATGTATTTAAGATGGACGAAGGAAACTTTTTTGCATATCCAAACAATCGTATAATTTGGTATGATAAGGCATGGACCTATAATAGAATTCAGTCTAACCCTGGGTACATTATTGATTCTGAAATTTACAGTGTTGAAGGATCTGCTAAATTGGAATCTACACACGAATATATGACTAATTTTAATGAAGTTAAATAAAGATCGTAAATTCTTTGTTCATGATCCTATTGATCTTGGGTATGATAACCTAAAGGACAACACCAGTTCTTCAGGCCGAACATACATTACTCCTGAAGGCAAGAAGTATCCAAGCATCACGACCGTACTTGGTGTACGCTCTAAGGAAGCTATTATGGAATGGCGTAGACGAGTTGGTGAAGAAGAAGCAAATCGCGTATCACGTCATGCAGCTGCTCGTGGAACTGCATTGCATACGGTTGCTGAAAACTACATCAACAATGACGTTGAGTATTTTCCGTCTAACACGATGCCACATGTTCGTGCATTGTTCAAAAGCGTAAAGCCAATCATCGACACTTACGTCGGTACGGTGGTTCTTCAGGAAAAGCCACTCTATTCTGACCATCTTGGTATTGCTGGTCGTGTTGACCTTGTTGCCGAATTTAACGGCAAGCTATCAATTGTTGACTTTAAAACGTCTAAGCGCCGCAAAAAACGTGAAGACATTACGAATTACTTTGCACAAGCTACCGCTTATTCAATTATGTTTGAGGAACGCACTGGAATTCCAGTCCCTCAGTTAGTTATAATTATGGCTGTCGACGATGATCCAAAACCTATTGTGTTTGTTGAAAAACGTAATTCGTGGGTAGAAGAACTCCAAGGCGCGATTCTCGAGTACAACAAATCAATCCTATTTGGACATGCATAACCAAACACTATTACGTAACGGCAAAGGTCTATTAGACCTTATTAAAGGATCATCACAGTCAGAATCATTTAGCGCAGACTATGGCTGCATTAAGGATTATTACTTATCAGATGAAATTGGAAGTCCAGATGATTATACACAAATGATACAGGATATTCGTTCATCGCGTCAAACCGATGTAGTTAAGCTTCATATCAATTGTCCAGGTGGTAACCTATTTACGACCATTCAGATTCTTCAAGCAATGGCCGAAAGTGAGGCGCATATTGTCGCAAGTGTCGAAGGAGCATGCATGAGTGCCGCAACTCTCATCTTCTTATGTGCCGATGAATGCATGATTACCAACCACAGCATGTTCTTGTTCCACAATTATAGCGGCGGAACATTTGGTAAAGGCGGCGAAATGTACCATGGTGTAATCCACGAACGTAAATGGAGTGAAGGTTTAATGCGCGACTTATACGGAGACTTTCTGACAAATGACGAAATCACTGAACTCATCAATGATAAGGATATTTGGATGGACGCAAGCCAAGTACTTGAACGTCTTGAAAAGCGCGGAAAACTGCACGAGAAGAAAACGAAAGCTGCTGAGAAGGTAAATAACCGAGGAAAAAAGACAAAGGAAGCCACTCTTTTGACCGAATGACCTAATTTTCACCGAAAACACCCGATTTGGTAAAATGCGCAACTTGTTGGTTTTCAACGGTTGCGCATTTTTAATGAAAAAAGGTGAAAATTTATGAAAAAAGTTATTTACATCCAGGGAGTTTCCGTTTATAATGATTCTGTAACGAAACTACCACATGCAAATCAATCTTGATATTACCACTCTTATCGGACAAACCGTAATCAAAGTTAAAAATGACCTTGGTGGTCATGAAACGATCGCTGACCTTCGCCGTCAGGCTCGCGCCGAAAACTGCAAGCAGCGCGCCAAAGCATTGCTTGATCCGTCCTACATTCCAGTCTTCGTGCGAGTCGTATTCTTTGGCCGTCTTGGCGAGAACAGCCCACATTCATGGATTTATCGTTCACGTAATAAAGGCTTCCGTAACGGATACCAACGCATTGATACTCAACACGCGGCTGAACTCGCCGTTTACATCAACCCTATGTCCAAGAGTAATTGGGGTCTCCATCAAACCTCTATTTTCAAATTCGTCAAATGACTCCAGTCCCTCCAACACGTAAGACGACTCTTGTTCTTACGGCCGCATTTCAACCTTGTGGATTTTTCTCCGCACGCAGCGCAATCCGAAACCTCATGGTCGGCGGCGTAAAGGCATATGACACTCATGGCAACATCCATGACTGGAAAAGCTGGATCGCCAACGACAATGGCTTGGAACCCGATCATCCTTCACTACGCAGTGTTAATGCTGACTGGGCAATTCCGACAATCGTCGTGATCCCAGGTTACTTCGGCAATCACAAGCGCCGTGGTAAGCGTCGCAGCCGAACGATTAACCTCCGTCAGCTGTATCACGTCTATGATGGTCAGTGTCAATACTGCCTGAAGAAGATTCCTTACACGCATGCGACTCGTGATCACCTTCTTCCGCGCAGTAAGGGTGGAGGCAACCAGGATGACAACATTGTTCTGAGCTGTAAGAAGTGCAACACCAAGAAGTCTAACCACTTTCCATACTTCAACGCGCATGGCAGTGAAGTCAAGCCCAAGATCTTATCTGACATTGACTTCACTGCACTGTCTGAAAAGGTTCAGCGTCGTCCAGAGTGGAATACTTTCCTTGGATAGAGTGAAAGTATTTCATAATGTGAAGATTTTGTGCTTTTTAAGATCTCTTGAAGTATAAATAAAGTAGATGGCAAATAACGGTCATACATATACCACAGCATGGACACGACCTCTCAACGCGGTTGCCGAATCCTTATGCTCAGGCATTGCTATGAATGTAGGATTTAATGGACAAAAAGATCCAAGACTCCAACGATAAGCCAGAAGAAATTTTCCTCCCTGAAAACCTTCGTTCTGGCAACCCCAAACGAAGGTTTTTTATTACCCAAAGAAAAAAGTTATTTACATACACCCATTTTCCGTATAGAATAAATTCACGATCGGCAACGGCAAACAAAAACCAATTCCGATCGCGAAGAAAAAGTTGAAAAAAGTTATTTACTTTCCAAGCTTTTCTGTATAGAATAAATTCACGATCGGCAACGGCAAACAAAAACCGAAGCTGATCCGATCAAAAAAAGTTGAAAAAAGTTATTTACTTTCCAAGCTTTTCCGATTATAATAGTTCAACAATCAACGGCAGCTGTTACAACCTGCCGCTGAACATCAAAAAGCCAACCAAGTGCAAAAGAAACTTGGGAACGACCGTGGATGTACGGCTTGGAACCTGAAGAAGGTTGCGATGACAATAAGTTAAGAAGCAGGAGCACTCAGTCCCTGCGTAAAAAGACATAGCTGATGAACAGTTTTGGTTGTAGCGCCGCACGTTGCGGGGTCACGCTCCCATTGCTTTCAGAAGAAAGCCAAAACTATGTCAACTGAGAAATTTTCATGCGTCAGTAAAGCAAGCGGCTCTTGCAGCGAGACTGTAAATCTCGTCCCTTCATTGGGGAGTGGATCGACACCACACTGGCGCACCATTTTCATGCGTCAGTAAAGCAAGCGGCTCTTGCAGCGAGACTGTAAATCTCGTCCCTTCATTGGGGAGTGGATCGACACCACACTGGCGCACCATTTTCTTATCCTCCAGTAGCTCAGTTGTGGTTAGAGCACCTGCCTTATAAGCGGGAGGTCGTGGGTTCGAGCCCCCACCTGGCGGACCAAATAATTTGGTTTCTACATGGTAACTTGCATACCTAATGAAATCATTAGGCAGCATAATATGATAGCTCAAATGATAAAGAGCTCTCCTTTGCAATACAGGAGACGATGGATTGGTAATCGGAATCCTCATATATGCTGCTAACAATTTTCATAACCACCTGTAGCTCAGAGGCAGAGCAATCGGTCGATAACCGATAGGTCGTGATATCGTAATTCACCAGGTGGACCATTTCATAATGCGGGTTTGGTGTAATGGCTAACACGCCTTCCTTCCAAGTAGGAGCCAAGGGTTCGATTCCCTTATCCCGCACCAATTTAATTGGGCGCAAAGCATTGATGGCTGATGCACTCGGCTCTTACCCGAGAGAAGCCGGCTCGAGTCCGGATGCACCCACCAATTTCAAATAACGTCGCGTGTCCGAGTTTGGTTAAAGGAACTCCGCTTGGAACGGAGTGCGAGCAGCATGGGGCTGTTTGCCGTGGGTTCGAATCCCACCGCGGCGACCAATTTCAAAAATCTAAATCGAGTGCTGAAGAATACGGTTACTTCACTTATAAACGAAAAACCCACCGTGTTCGTTTGTTGCCTCGAATATGCCACGTTAGGAGACCGGTAATCCGCCTGCCTGCAAAGCATGGAGATAGTCTGTTCGATTCAGACACGTGGCTCCAATTTTCAAATCTAAATCGAGTGTTGAATGCAGGCCGACCACTAAAGGTTTGTGTTATTCTGATGAAGTAAAATATCGGATGTCGCTTATTAAAAAAGAACTTTATAAAGATCCTACTAAGAATCCGATGTATGGTAGGAAAAAGGTGTTTGATGTAAAGGAAGCATAACGGTCTCCAAAACCGTTTGTAGGATATCGTAATTCCTAGCACCTGCCAATTTCAATTTCAAACATGCGCGTGTAGCTCAGAGGCAGAGCAGCTCCTTTACACGGAGAAGGCCGGGGTTTCGATATCCTCCATGCGTACCACTTTCAAATCGCGGGGTAGAGTAGCGGCAACTCAACGGTCTCATAAGCCGTGCACGTGGGTTCGAATCCCACCCCCGCAACCAATTTCAATATGCACACGTACTTTCAATGGCAGATGGTTTGATTGTCAATCAAACGGATGCAGGATCGGTACCTGTCGTGTGCGCCACTTTCAAATAGAGCCGTAGCTCAGTTGGTCAGAGCGCTTGCCTGTCAAGCAAGAGGTCGCGGGTTCAAGCCCCGTCGGTTCTGCCACTTTAATATAGACATGAACGCACCACGGTTGGGCGGTCCGGTTGTTACCCGGTTGAATTTGGTTCGATCCCAAGCATGTCTGCCAAGTTTAATGCCGCAGTAACCGAATTGGTATAGGTACTTGCCTTAGAAGCAAGGTTTTGTGGGTTCGAGTCCCACCTGCGGTACCAATTTAATTCTTAACCCACCGGTAGCTGAGACGGATTAGCGCTAGCCTGAAGAGCCTGAGAGATTGGATCGTTACCAATCCGGTGGACCATTTTATCAAGTGCTGAAGAACAGTGTTACTTCACATGAAACGAAACCCAAACCCAACATTGTTCGCCTATTGCCTTGATACTTTCTTTAACGGGACATTCGACAAGTGGCCTAAGTCAGAACTCTCATAAGGTTCCATCCGTTGGTTCGAATCCAACATGTCCTACCAATTTAGACGTAATGTTGAACATAGCATAGATGATAATGCGCCTCTGATTTGCAGAGGAGAAGGTGCTTAGACCACATGATACATAAGTCCTTCAGAATTTCGGTGATCTGAAGAGAAAGAAAACACCGTACATTTTCAAATCCCAAGTAATTCAATGGTAGAATGCAGCGCTGTTAACGCTGAGGCCCTTATAAGGTTAATGTAGGTTCGACCCCTACCTTGGGAGCTTTCCCCATGTTAGGATATGAACTATTATAAATAGTTTATGTTCTATACGGTTTACAAGATAACTAATTTAATCAACGAAAAGATTTACATTGGAGTTCATAAGACAGATGATCTCAATGATTCATACATGGGTTCTGGTCTCTTAATTAAGCATGCTATTTCAAAATATGGCATTCAAAATTTCGTAAAGGAATACATTGCAATTTTTAATAATCCTGAAGAAATGTTTAGTATGGAGTCCGAACTCGTTAATGAGGAGCTGATAAAGTCTGGACATTCTTATAATCTAAAAGAAGGCGGATCTGGTGGTTGGGATTATGTAAACTCTTCAGAAAAAAACATTTATGGTCTAAATGGAAAGACGCCAGATGCCATTGCTAATTTAGCTAAAGGATTAGAAACTCAAAGATATCTTAGAAAGAACGATCCTGAGTGGGCTGCACGTGTTCATGAAAACCAGTCTATTGCCGCAGTGAATAGAAATAAAAAGTATGGCAATGGTTTCAAAGGTAAGTCACACACAGAGCAAACAAAAGCTAAATTACGAAAGCCACGTCCAGCATCCGCTGGAGATAAAAATTCTCAGTTTGGGACGATGTGGATAACTAATAAGATTTTGAACAAAAAGATTTTGAAAACCGATCCAATCCCAGATGGTTGGATGAAAGGTATGACTCCGAAACAATTAGTGACGGAAAATAAATTTAGATGACGGCGTGGAAAGCAGACACGCAGGAACAACGACTGGCCGAAACCCTAGGCGGAGATGCACCAAGATGCGCTAGGTTAGTAATCCGGTCGTGACCGTAGAGAAGAGCCGTGCATGGCAAGTAAACAGAAAGCAAACCGACTTTGAATCGAGAGGCTTGTCCTGTTGATCGGGGTACCCGATGTCAAATCCGAGTAGCGACGGATTCATCTAATTGCTCTGTAGCTCAAAGGAAGAGCGCTTGCCTGACGTGCAAGAGGTTTGGGTATCGTGATCCCACAGAGCAACCATTTTTAATGCCGGCATAGCTCAGAGGCAGAGCAGTTACCTTGTAAGTAACAGGTCGAGATTTCGAAATTCTCTGTCGGCTCCACTTTCAACGCTCCTTAAGCATAGATGGCGATGCGCTGATTTCGTACATCAGAAAGGACGGCTCGTAAGCTCGATATTTGTATAAATACTTTCATGGATTACAAACGCATCTATGATGAGCTTATAGCATTTAGAAAGGTTAACATTCCTTCAGGATATGTTGAGCGACATCATATAATCATGACCTCACTAGGAGGCAGTGATGATGCTGATAATTTAGTTAAGCTAACTGGCCGCGAGCATTGGATTGCTCATCTTTTACTTCACCAGATCTATCAACGATCTGAAACCGCATATGCTTGTCATATGATGGCAATGCGATGTGAAGAGCGTGAAATACCATGTATCAAAAGTTCGCGGGTCTATGAAAAGATACGAAAGGAATGTGCTAAATTAACCTCAAAGACAATGAAATTTCATCAAGCTGGTGAAAGAAATTCGCAATTTGGAACCCGCTACATATGTAATCTTGATCTTAAACAAAATAAAAAGATTAAGAAGACAGACAATATTCCTGAAGGATGGATTGCCGGTCGTAATAGATGGAATATTGAGTCCAAAGTATCTAAGCCTAAGTATGTACATACTGAAGAGCATAAACGTAACATATCTGTTTCTAATAAAGGGAAACCAAAAACGGAAGAATGGAGAACACAGATTTCAAACATTCAACGTGGTAAGATTCGAGGACCTTACAAAAAAGCTAACGTCGCATAGCTGGCCAATTGCACATGTTTCGTAATCATGTTTTTCGTGAGTTCAAATCTCACCGTTAGCTCCACTTTTATCGGGTATTAGCGTAGCCTGGCTAGCGCGCCTCATTTGGATTGAGGAGGTCGTAGGTTCGAATCCTACATACCCGACCACTTTACAGTAAGTCGAAGGCGGATTACTCCACCCAGCCAATTTAGTTGGGACTGTATGAATACATTGAATAAACACTCCCTTCTTACTGTTTTATGGAGCGGGCCCAGGCTGGCCGATGGAACATACCTGGAAAGTATGTGGACCCTACAAAGGTCTCAGGAGTTCGAATCTCCTCTGCTCCGCCACTTTAATTGAGGATTAGCATAATGGTAATGCTCGCGACTTTGACTCGCGCTATAAGAGTTCGATTCTCTTATCCTCTGCCAACTTTAATAGTGTAATGGCAGCACGCCTTGATAGGGTTGTTGAGGTTCGATTCCTCTTGAATATGGTAACGTAAATCCGCACAGGGAAGAGCGGTTCGATTCCGATTTCTTTGGGTATGATGTAGTGATAGCATGACACCTTCCAGGTTGAGAGGCACTTGCTTCTCTTTATGATAAAGTCAGCGTACGTTTGATTCGTGCTGCCCAACAATTTTCACAATGACTGTTACATGTCGATACGTAGGGCATGGACGACCGACGGGGATGCTGGTAGGTGTGCGTCGGCCTTAACTCGCGCGTTACGTGAGGTAAAGGGGACCAGCATAATATGTCAAAACTGAAACTGCCGAGGGCACGGCTGTAAAACGGTGAAACTCCGATGTTCCAATTTTCACAATGTGTTGGCCGTGATGATGTAATTTACGAGGCCACAAGAATAGATGACTGCGAGTGCGAATGACGAAGTAAGTCTTTTAGACCGAAACAAAACAATATCTCGACAAGACCGGATACTTGAACAAATTTCTACTATTCAAACTTCATCGTAAACACATTGTTTTGCTCGTAGGTGATTCTATGATTCGTTCATTGTTGCCTACGAGTTCTAAAATTTACCTAAACGGGCTCATGAAGCGTAGGGACGGGCTCTTCCAACAGCGTGATGGCTGAAGTCTTCGGACGAAGAGTATGTATATCTTGCAATAAGCGCTTTAATACTTTCAAACGGGGTGAAGCTTTAATGGTGAAGCAGCAGGCTTTTAACTTGCAGAACTGGGATCGTTACCCAGCGCCCTGACCACTTTCAATATAATTAAACCATGAAGCCAATACTTGCTACAAGTCAATTCTGCGGTCCTTGCAAACTGCTTAAAGACCGCCTTGATCCGAACTCTTATGAGGTTCGAGACATGGAAAAAGACCGTGATTTTTTCATCGAAAACGGCATCCGTGCTGTTCCTATGCTCATCATAGGAACCGTGAAAATCACAGGAATGGACAAAATCATCGCATATTTCGACGAAAACCCATAACCCATTGGTTTTCAACGGAATGAAAAAAAGTGAAAAAAAGTGAATTTTTTTGTTTACATTTGACCAAATTTGGTTTATAATAATTCTGTAAGGCAACCCTCGAAGATTCCGACAGACAACTGACAACAGTTCCTGAAAAAATCCAAAAGAAAACCCTTTACAAGCTGACAGAAACCTGTTAGTATTAAACATAATCAATTCGGTGGTTCGTTCCGCTAAGTTGGTTACCTTCAGAAAAGAGTTTCTGATTGTATCCGTTCTTTGACATTTTCTAACTTTGAAAGGAGCACTTCGGTCCCTTTCACCATACAAGACTACAATGCAAATTGTGTCTGATTAGTACGGCCCGGGACGGGTTGGGAACATCAGTATGTCAACCGATAAATTTTCATGGTGCCGCCTCGCGAAGTCGGTGGTTAAATGTACGAAGAGAGCAGCCATTATTTTTTTGAGTCGAGTTTAGAACGCGAAGAGGTCAAGTGTGCAACGGTAAAATCTAGAGAGTAACCCTGCATGCGAGCGTAACCTTCCCTACATCGCATAGGGCGCAACAGGTGCGATTCCTGTAGACTCTCAATTTTCAATAAGAAGGTGGAAACAAAAAGCTGGCGACGGTCAGTGAACAAAGCCAAGCGGTATGGCATCGGACTAATTACTCCGATTTCTTCAAGGGTTCAAATCCCTTTCTTCTTTCCAATTTCAAATGGGGCGCACAATCCAAAGTGCCTACGTTGTAACTCAACGCAGAGGGCAAGCCGATTGGGTGTCGGGCCGCTCCACCAATTTACAACCGGGCTCGGTATGAATGGCGATGTTCTCAGTGGGATTAAGTTCCCGCCTTCGGGTTGCTGAGGTTGTATGCCTGCCAAAGTTCATACACAATGCTGCTATCGTCTATCGGTTAGGACAAATGGTTTTCAACCATTAGAGCGGGGTTCAACTCCCCGTAGCAGTACCAATTTTCAACTGAATCGGAGATTAGAGGTAAGTTGAGTAACAACGCCCCGCTAGGTTAATAGGCAAACCGGCATGCTTCTGTAAGTGCTCGAGCTAAAGGAAGCCATGTGTGTACAGCATGAAAACGCAGTTCTGGGTTCGATCCCCAGGCGGGGCTGCTCTAATAAACAACGAGGCGTCATTCCACGCCTACAAGATTCGGAAATTTTCAACAGGATGTGGCTTGACTGGGAAGCGCTTAGTTTGGGGCTAAGAATATGAAGGTTCGAATCCTTTCATCCTGACCAATTTCATGGGCTGGTGTGGCCGAGCTGAGCTGGCGATCATCATGATAGTTCGAAAGAACCTTAAGGAAGTTTGAATCTTCCACTGTCCACCAATTTTTCATATGGGTAGGTATACCGTTAAGGAGACGGTTCGGACTGTAAATCCGACGCTTTCGAGCTCGCTGGGATCGTTCCCCAGACTGCCCACCATTTTATAAATTCGTTCACGTGGTGGTGACGACTACAGGAGCCTAGGTCCCTACAGCAATGCTAATGCATGCAACCTTTAATTTTCAAAACAATGCGTGTGTGGGCCAATGGTCGGTCATCTGACTCTTAATCAGCGGAAGAAATTCCTATGCAGGTTCGAATCCTGTCGCACGTACCAATTTCAATGGGCTGTTAGTATAACGGATAATACGCTGCGCTACGAACGCAGAGATCCAGGTTCGATTCCTGGGCGGCCTACCAATTTCAATATCCGAGAGTAGCTTTAATTGGTAAAAGCCCTCCCTGTGAAGGAGCACAATGTGGGTTCGAGTCCCACCTCGCGGACCAATTTAGCTGACATATACGTCATGACGGTATGTTGGCAATTTACACCAGTGAAGCGGGCAGAGATGCCAGCGAAGTATTCGTCACCAGTGAAAGTCGGTTTAACGGTGTAGATCATTTTCTCGATGTGGTTTGCAGACTGCATCGGACAAGTAAGCGAACATAAGAACGCATGATGCTGCAACTGATTGCAAGTAAGGTGAGGTAATCGTCTAATAGAAGGACACCAGCTAGAAAAGCTGGGAACATTGGTGCAAATCCAATTTACTTTTTGTCGCTTACAAGTTTTTCAAATGGGGCGCGGTAAAGCGTAAGGCAGGGTTTTTGTAATTGATTCATTTCAAGCCCGGGAGGTTAGATTCCTCTGCGCTCCACCAATTTTTCTTTATGGGCTCGCATGTTCCTCGGGGGCGAGAAGCACTTGCAATGCATCTGTGGCCGGTTCGATTCCGGTCGGGTCCACCAATTTTCAAATGTGGTTCATCGGAAGCAGTCTTTAGGTGGGCTGAGGTGACTGTCGGTAAAACTGTTAAACACCCTATGCCAGTCCCTCCCGATGAACTACGCCTTTTGGGTATAGCAGCGGTGCGGAAGAAGGTTCGATTCCTTCATGATTCATTGAATCAACATGGTGTTGCGGCGACGGCCACCTTGGGTTCAACTCCCAATATATCCACCTTTTCTTAGTTAATGCTGGCATCGTCTAATGGTCAGGACATCTGGTTTTCAACCAGCAGATCGGAGTTCAATTCTCCGTGCCAGTACCAATTTAGAGCGGCTCTTGTGTCTAGGAAGAGTCTCCAAAGAGTCAAGGATATGACTTGCTGCCGTTAACTCGGAACGGATTCCAATTTTATGGAGGTATGACAGAGCGGTAACTGTGTCTGTTTGCTAAACAGAAGCCACCCTTGATCGGGTGCGTCGGTTCGATCCCGGCTACCTCCGCCAATTTCAATCGCGGGTTCGACAGGAGGTGGTTCCTGCCGGGTTTCATAAGCCTAGTACGTCGGTTCGAGTCCGACACCCGCAACCAATTTTCTAACATGGCCCGTTCGTTTAATGGATAGGACTGCTCCCTTCTAAGGAGACAATAGAGGTTCGTAAGTTCGGTATTTGTATAAATACTTTCATGGATTACAAACGTATCTATGATGAACTTATTGCTTTTAGACAAGCTAACATTCCGTCCGGTTATGTTGAGCGTCATCATATTATCATGCGTTCTCTCGGTGGTTTGGATGATTCTATAAATCTTGTCGCATTAACTGGACGAGAGCATTGGATTGCTCATTTACTTCTTCATAAGATATATCGACGTTCTGAAACTGCTCATGCATGTAATATGATGGCAATGCGGTGTGAAGAACGCGGCATTGGATACATTAAGAATTCTAGAATGTATGAAAAGATTCGTAAGGAATGTGCGAAGCTAACTTCGATTAGAAATTCAGCTTCTCAATCTGGAGAACGCAATTCCCAACACGGTACACGTTGGATATGCAATATTGACCTTAAAGAAAACAAGAAGATTCTAAAGACTGATGCGATACCCGAAGGATGGATTGCTGGACGCGATCATTGGAATCGTTTTATTGAAAAACAATGTTTGAAGTGTAAAACGATTTTCTTTGGTAAGCGCCTTGTCAAATATTGTTCTTCGGCATGCAGATCTCGTAAGTTAACGGACGAAGAAAAACATCATTTATCCAGGCAAGCTTTGCTATCAGGAAGAAATTCCGGTAAAAACAATGGCATGCATAAATCAAAACTTTCTCGATTGGCCTCGGTATCGGAACGTGCTTCTAACGCGTAGAACCGTAATGGAACGATGTAGGTTCGATTCCTACTCGAGGCGCCACTTTCTGTAATAAGAGACCTGATCAGAACTAATTTTCAATGGCCGTGTAGCCCAATCGGCAGTAGGCAACAGACTTAAAATCTGTAAAGTGTGGGTTCGAGTCCCACCACGGCTACCAATTTAATTGGGGTGAGGCTTAATGGTATCAGCTCCCGACTCATAATCGGTGGATAGCGGGTTCGATTCCCGTCGCCCCTACCAAACATCTTAGCAGTAGAGAGGGAAAAGCAACCATGATGGTTGCCGGCGTCCCTCAGAGGGAGTCGTGTTCCTCTTAGTGTAAATGTCAAGACACGAACAAAGCACACTGCAAAATTTCAAATCCTGAGTAGCTCAGTGGTAGTAGCGGGAGCCAATTTTTAATTGTGGGAAGCTAATTGCAGCGATAGACGATTTCTGATCGGACGTCTATGAGAGGTTTAAGTCCCTGTCTCACAGCCCTTTCTTATGCCGCAGTCGCATAGTGGTCGATTGCACCGGTTTTGTAAACCGGATTGGAAACAACTCCGTCGGTTCGAATCCGACCTGCGGCTCCAAACTTTATGAAGCGACACTCTTGTGTCTAACGGCGGACGTTCAGTTAGTCCGATGATGGCCATCCTGTTGCAAGCAAACTATATGTGCTTCATAATTCTTTTCGTGGTGATATATGACAGTTCCTTCTATTGTTACAGATGAGGTGGAGGTTCGAATCCTTCTGCTGCTGCAAAGTGCATACCTAAACCGAATGCATTTCGTAGCGGTATAGCTTAATGGTTAGAGCGCGAAAAATACTGTCGTAGCCAGTTCCCGAAACATGCATCTGTAGCTCAGTGGTTAGAGCACCTCCTTGATAAGGTGGGGGTCGTTGGTTCAAGTCCAACCAGGTGTACCAATTTTCAATATCGGCGCTAAGCTTTAATGGTGAAGCATCAGGTTTTTACCCTGAGGAACTCGGATCGTTACCGAGAGCGCTGACCACTTTAATGCTTGTGTAGCTCAACGGTAGAGCACGGAATTCTAACCTCCTGTGGTATGGGTTCAAATCCCATCATAAGCACCACTCTCAAAGATAAATACAAATATGAAAACAAACGCATAGGTACAGAATGTTCTTGATGACATGTCGAGAACTCAACAGACGGAAACACAAACGATATTGGATCATGGCTTAAGTGTGTGGTCTTTCTCAGAACGAATCTTGAGGAAGGATACCGATGGCATGAAGATACCAACTTGGTTCACTGATCATTATGGTTTTATACTTGACAATTTGCATAACGTTGAGATCATCAAAGAATACAACGTAATGCATGATTGTGGCAAGCCATACTGTTTAGAGATTGACGAGAATGGTAAAAGACATTTTCCTAATCATGCTGCTGTTTCCGAAAGAACTTATCGCGCTTTACCAGATTCCAAAGATGAGGTTGCACGCCTAATTGGTCTTGATATGTTGTTGCATACTGCAACCGCCGAAGAGGTCAATGCGCTCCGCCTAAGCATCGCTGATGCATTTACTTTGCTCCTAACTGCTTTCGCTGAAGTTCATTCAAACGCAAGTATGTTTGGAGGTACCGATAGCATATCCTTTAAGTCAAAGTGGAAGAAACTTGACCGAAGAGGTAAGATGTTAGTTTTAGATTTTTATGGAAGTCGCCCGGATGGACGAGGACACTGTCTTGAAAACAGCTGGGGCCTATAAAGCCCTCGTGGGTTCGAACCCCACGGCTTCCGCCAATTTTGGGTGTTGCTGAGGTTGGCTCCTCAAACGATTTCGAAAATCGTAGTGACCCTATGAAGGTCAGCGGTTCGATGCCGCCCTCACCCGCCACTTCTCTAAAATGAGGAAATCCCGGACTTTACGGGTAAATATCCGCATAGGCGGCAAATTTTCCCCGAATTTCCTCTTTACGGCCATTTTTCCGCATTTTGAAACTTTTTTCACGTTTGTGAATTTTCTTGTTTACATTTGCCGCAATTTGGTGTATAATGGCGCTGTATGGAACCGCTAAACATGAAAACGCTAGCCGATCAGGTTGCGCGCATTCAGGCGATTTTCGACACGCTTACGCCACATGCGCGTATAAGCACCGATTATGCGCCTGCCGATGACGGGTACCTGTCAATCCCTATCTTCATTGAGGGAGCTGATCTTGATTACCCAGCATACATTGAATTGGCTCCGCCAGATGATTATGATGAAACAGCTGCGCTTGGCATTGACGCGCAAAACGTATTTGAGAAATTTCAATATTCCGCAAATGCGCTGAAGGGCATCAAAGAAAAGCACGCTCGACGCCTGCTTGATTTGGCCGCCGATTATATGCTGTAATTGAAAACACACATGGCAAAAAATATCACAAAAATCATTGATGATTGCGGGAACATTCGTGTCACCCTCAATCAGGTGCATTGGCGCCGTATGCATTGCATTCAGCGTACATATGCTAGGCTGTTCGGCATTTCCGTAAAGGTGGCCGCTGGCTTGAATCAGTATTTCCATTACAAAGGTGGCGGGTACCCTCGTGAAAATTCACCGCCTCGTTATGCTGATGCTGCTGACAAGCTTGCAAACATGTTCATTGGCGCTGATTACATTGGTGAAGGCCATGTAATTAACAAGTACCTTGAGCGTAATTTCGGGCTTAAGTTGGTGCGCACAAAGGCTGCTCCGCCGCTGAAAATGCGCAAAATCACAAAGGACCTTAACAAGAACTTTGTGGCAGGCAAGCTTGAGCACCTTAAGGGTATTACCGATCCTCAAGAAATGTTCATTGCACTGTTGCATGAAATGGACGCTACACAAGGCACCATTTGTCAAATGTCCGATCAAATCAAGTACACTGGCTTTGCCAATGCTTCAAGCCAAATGAAAAGCGGCAAGCTTAAGAAAAGCTCGTTCTTGAAAATCGTTGGCACAAAGGCAGCTGCAATACGCTCGACAATTAAAGGCACGCAGCGTAAGCGTGATTCAATTGACGACGCAGTGCTGATGTGCGACACGCTTAAGGACTGTGTATAAATAAATTTCAACGCGGGGCGCAAGCCCCGCTGCATTATGGGGGTATAGCTCAGTTGGTAGAGCGTCTGCTTTGCAAGCAGAATGTCGTCGGTTCGAACCCGGCTACCTCCACCACTTTATGGGGATGTTTTGGTTTCGACATAATCGGAGAAACAGCATCTGCAATCAAAGGTCTGCACGACCTCTTAAGTGCAAAACAACAAAAGGCGAAAATACCTTAGCTCTCGCTGCTTAAGCCGCGATCGTTTGTCAATGACTCCTCTATTTGATAAGCGAACGACAGAGGATATCATGCATAGAGAAATTATGCTACGAAGTGTATAAGAGATGATACACTCGGGCGCTGTTCCGTTATGCAGATAGTCAGTAAGATGACAATAAACTCTTAATATGATTGTAGGACAGATGCTGATGCACTGGTTGTGGACGCTGGGTTCAACTCCCGCCATCTCCACCAATTTCTATAATGCGGGTATGGTCTAATGGCTATGACGCGACCTTGCCAAGGTTGAGATGAGGTTTCAATTACCTCTACCCGTACCACTTTTAATTGCCCATTAGCCTATTGGTAAGGCACATGTCTCTGAAACATGGGAAGAATGTTCGATTCATTCATGGGCTGCCATTTTATTTGCTCCTATAGCTCAGAGGAAGAGCGCATCCTTTTGATAAATATAATTGATGAAAACTTCAATATGTGAAATATGTTTGAGTATGGATGAGGCCGAGATTTCAAAATTCTCTAGGAGCTCCACTTTCGTGCATGTGGTGTAATGGTAATTACATCTATTTAATAAATAACAGATATGCATCACAAACCAAACTCAATATTTGAAGCTGCTTCGCAAATTCTATTTTCTGAAAATCAAGAACAAAAATTTCATCAAGTTCGAATTAAAGAAATTAAGAAGACTATTGCTTCAACTGAAGCAGATAAGAAATCTCTTGAATCGATGATTTCCAAAATGGAGAAATCTTTAGCTAAGCTTGTCTCTAATCATGACAAGCTTAAGGCTAAACTTGATAAGTATAAGACACTTCTAGTCGCTGTTGAAGACGATCCAAATTACAAATTAACTGGGAGTCTCGATGCTCTTAAGTTTTAATTTTGCGCTTGTGGTGTAATGGTAAACACGTCATCTTGAGAAGGTGATGCGGCATGTTCCGCGTGTGGGTTCAAGTCCCACCATGCGCACCAAGATCTTATAGAACAAATTATAGAAAAGTTCTATATGAGTACATGATAAATGATAGTATATGATATAATAAGGGGACGATCTATTCTGTCGTTGACGGAGTGTAGGCCACACTCTACGAGGCAGCTCTGGATACAGCACGCGTGCCGTCCCGCAATTTTCCAAATTCTTAGCTTATTGTCAAATTAGAAGTAATATAAATACAATACAACTACTTCCTAAATAAACAAAATGAGCAACTTTACTCACTATAACGGCGATCCTCTATATGCAGCAGCTGCAGCAATTCTTGAGGGCAAACAAATCGAAACTCCATCTGAACTTGAAGAAGGCGTTGAAGAAATCAAGAAGAAAGCTGAAGGACTAAAGGTTGGTGATAAAACTAACTTTGGTGCTGTTGTTTCTATCGACAGCAATTCAATTACCTTCAAGGCTAAGGATCTTCCAAAGACAAAGATCTCCTTCAATCAACGCAAGATGGGTTCAAGAGATTTTGTTCTTGACCGTCTAATGAAGCTTAAGGAAGATGTTACCGAAGCATACAAAAAATCACCAGCAGATGATTATGATTTAGAAATGGATAACCTTGAGCGTGATAAGAAGATTATAAAAAAGCTTGATAAAAAAGCTATAACTTCTCTTTTAAAGTATTATGGTGCAGACGCTTCAAAAACAAAAATGTCAGCTTATAGCGGATTGACAACATATAAGGCTTATATGAATGCGTTTAATAAACGCGCCATTGAATTAGGTATTAAGGAAAGCGCTGCGCTTGAAGAATTATTGGGCGGAGACATTCCACAACTTGACGAAGATTTCATTAAGAAAGTTAACGATGCACTTTCTAATCGTTAAAGATATTCATAATTATTTACGGTAATCATAAAATCCCTGCTAGGTTTTCTTAGCAGGGATTTTTGTCGTATATATAGATTTGTATTAAAAATTCATTTAATACATAACACACAAACAAACATGAATAAAAACGCGTACGAAATTAGATTAGACGTCCTGGGAATTGCACATTCGGATTTGATGCATGCATACTATGAAGCAATCAATCTTGAAGCTGACCCGGTTGAAAAGCAAAAGTTACTTAATAAGTTGCCAACCACTGACGAGATCATCAATAGAGCAAATCTACTGTATCAGTTCATCAACTAATCACCTCAAAACACAAGCACTCCGCTAGGAATCTTTTTTCTAGCGGAGAATTTTTTTGTTTACATTCCGTGAATTTTTGATTATAATAATATCATAATCAAACGGACCATATGCAAGTTACCGCACAGCAAATTCTCAAGGTTGAAATTGGTAAAGAAGAGCAACGTCGTATTGCGATTCAAACAATTAGAAACGCCGCAAAGTGGGTCTCTGGCAATTTCGTTTCAGATGGCAAATTGATGCTCCGTGAAAATTATGCCACTTCGCATAGTTGGTCCGAAGATCTTGTTGTCCGTGACGCAACTCCGCTTGATCTTGCAACTGATCTATTGATTAAACATATTCTTTCTTCACAATCTGTATGAGCGTATATTTTATAGGAGATCCGCATCTAGGGCATAAGAACATCGCTAAGTTCAGACCTTGGGTCAAAAGCACGGCACATAACACCGAACTCTTTACGAGCGAATGGGAACGCATGATTAACAAGCGTGACGTTGTTTACATGATGGGCGACGTTGCATTTGATTACCCATCACTTGATCTGATTGGTAACCTGCCAGGACGTAAGATTCTGATTAAAGGTAATCATGATGACTTTGTACTAACCTCTCGACAGTGCGATGTTTTTGAAGAAATTCATGGCATGCTTAAGTACAAAGGGATGTGGCTTACGCATGCGCCCATACATCCAGACGAAATGCGTGCACGCAAATGTAACATTCATGGTCACGTTCATAACGCAACAATCATGCGTGGATGGGGTCCTTGGCGCAAGCCTGACCCTCGGTACATCAACACGTGCGTAGATGTCCTATGGCCACAACGTAACTCTTTCTTCATCTCACTGGATGAAATCAAGAAAATGACAGGTTGTTAATTTTCTCATTTACATCTGACTTATTTTTGATTATAATAAACGTATGAAATTGGAAATCAATTCCATTTGACAATTTAATGCCGTGGTGCATGATTCGGTTGCATCAATATAAGAAAAACAACTAGCTGGCAGTGTAACTAAAACCATCTGTCAGCAAAAACAAACCTCCGACTCAGACTATTCCCGGCACAACTTCTATTAACCAAACACTATGACTGAAACTGATACCAACATTAGCGAGATTGATGATAATGACCTTAAAGGCGCATTCTTCGACAATCTCAATCGTAATAACCGTAGCATCAAGCGCGATCGTGCAGTTGCTATTACTGAGGATGCTAAGCTTCTTTACAAGCGTAACATCGAAGACCTGGAAATGCAGATGAAGAAGCTTGCGCGTGAACGTGTCAACATGCTTGACCTTTCTCCGACAAGTGCCGATTCGCTGATCCTTGCATCTGACTTTGATGCACCCGCCTTCGTCAAGAAGGATATTGAGCTTGGTGTCAAGATTCGTACTCTTCAGATTACGCTTGACATTGCTAAGGAAAGCTACGGTAAACTGTTCGGAGAATAATATCATGGGTTGGACTTCTTACTCTACCGACGCACGTACTCTACGTGCAACCGCTGCTTGTTATGCCAGTGCTCCCGTTGACGTAACATTTACGCAGCAACGCGAACGTCGTGTTCATGAACAAATGGATTCGACTAAGGTTGTGTTCCGTGAAGCACGTGATAGTGAAGCTCATCCAAACAGCTTCCCAATCATTCTTGCTCTTGACGTGACTGGTTCCATGGGCGCTATTCCTCGAATGCTTATTGCTGATGGTCTGCCAAAGATCATGGGTCGTATCATTCAAAACGGATGTCCTGATGCTGCTCTTTGCTTCCTTGCAATCGGCGACCACGAATGTGACCGCTATCCTGTCCAAGCTGCGCAGTTCGAAAGCGGAGACTCCGAACTTGACATGTGGCTTACTCGCACTTACCTTGAAGGTGGCGGCGGAGGCAATGCAGGTGAAAGCTATCCACTTGCATGGGACTTTGCGGCAAATCGTGTTCAAACTGACTCATGGGATAAGCGCAAGGAAAAGGGTCTGCTCTTCACAATTGGTGACGAACCGTTCCTGAAGAACTTTCCAGCAAATGCGTTTAATGGAATCTACGGCTCTAATGGTCTGCATCAAAAGACTGTGACCGCTGAAGAACTGTTCCAAGCTGCATCTGAAAAGTTTGACATCTATCACCTTAGCTTGGATCACGGCTATCGCAGAACCGACTCTGCATGGGTACAGTTGCTTGGTCCTAACTGTGTGATTCTGAATGATCACAATGAAGTTCCAAATACGATTGCACAAATTGTCGAGCAGCGTATGCAAGGTAAAACCGTTCAAACTTCTGAACGTAAGCGTGAATCCGTGACGGTTCCTAGTGAGGATAGCGATGCGGTATCTCCGTTGCTGTAAAGCATGAAAGCGCAAATTGTAATTGACACCTCTTTTGGTGATGGTGGTAAAGGCCTGACGGTGGATAATCTCTGCCGTCAGGCCGTCCTCCGCGGCGAGTCTGTAGCAGTTGTTCGCTTTAGTGGCGGTCAGCAATGCGGTCATACTGTTATCCGCGAAGGGATTAAGCATGTCTTTTCTACGTATGGTTCCGGAACTCTTCAAGGTATTCCTACCTATTATACTGAACATGCGACGATGAGTCTGCAGGCAACACTGACAGAGTATTTTGCTCTGCGTGAAAAGTGTATAGAGCCAAAGCTGTATTTCCATCCTCAGACACGTCTCACTACACCATATGATGTTGCTTACAATCGTGCAAAAGAAAGTGCTGCTTACTCTGGCGGTCGTGCAGGTGATGTACGACATGGGAGCTGTGGCATGGGAGTTGGCGCTACTCTAAAGCGTCATGACGAAACACCATACAAGATTTATGTAAGCGATTTGCTTTATCCTCAACTATTAAGACAAAAGCTCGACGGCATTAAAATGTACTATGCACGTAAAGTTCATTCTGAAGCTCTTAATGATAGTGACGGTCTTGGACACGGTCAATCGTTTTACAGTGCTTTTCATTCTGAAGTAAACGAGCAACTTGAATCTTTCGAAGCAGCTCTTGAACTAAGCAAAGAACATGTCGCGTTTGAAATTGCTAACCTTTACCCAAACCAATTTCGCAATTTGATCTATGAAGGTTCTCAGGGAGTTCTTCTTGACATGGATCATGGTATCTTTCCAAACGTAACTTACGGTAATACGACGTGCAAGAACGCAATTGAACATGCGTCGCGCTTGGGTATTCGTGACATCGAATTATTCTATGTGTCGCGTTGCTATCTCACACGTCATGGTCGCGGATGGATGCCAAATGAAACTGAAATCAAATTGGTCAATACCGATGAAGAGATTAATGTTACTAATCCCTGGCAAGAACATTTACGAATTGGAGAACTTGACTATGATTTGATTGACTATGCCTTGACGGTTGACAATGGATATCATCGTGATTCCTATCGTCGTAACATGGTGATTACTTGTCTTGATCAACGTCCTGATTGGAAACTTGACACCACTCGTCTTCCATACTACATTCAAGGAGTCTACACAAATGCATCTCCGCAAGCTGACTCTTGGGTGCTTGCGAAATAAATTACATCAGTCATAAATTTTTATTTACATCTGTCACATTTTTGATTATAATAAACACATGAAAACAAACATTAAGAATACTCCGAAGAACTTCACCCACGAAGGCGCGGTTGCGAAAAACATCAATGCAAAGCAAGAATTGCGACGCACCGTTATGTCGTGTTTGCTGTGGGAAAATAGTTTCTATGAAAGCGGTGTCGATATCGCTTCACGCATCGCAGATCTTGTTCCACGCGTAAGCGGTAAGGAAGCAATGGAGATTGCAATTGAATGTCGATCCTCAATGAAGCTGCGTCATACGCCGCTTTACATTGCTCGACTTATGGCACAAAACGCGCATCAGCGCGAGTATGTTGCACAGACGTTGTATGCAGTCATCCAGCGTGCAGACGAACTCTCTGAGTTCCTTTCTCTCTACTGGAAGAATGGCCGTGTCCCAATTGCTAAGCAGGTCAAGAAAGGTCTTGCGTCGGCGTTCACCAAGTTCAATGAATATGCTCTTGCAAAGTATAATCGTGATGGTGCAATCAAGCTGCGTGACGTCTTGTTCATGGTACACGCTAAGCCAAAGGATGCCGAACAGGCTGCTCTTTGGAAGCGCCTTGTCAACGACGAATTGAAGACTCCAGATACCTGGGAAGTTGAATTGTCGGCTTCGTCTGACAAGAAGGCTTCTTGGACTCGTCTGTTGTCCGAAAATAAGTTGGGTGCATTGGCGCTGTTGCGTAACCTTCGTAACATGAAGAACGCTGGTGTGGACGACATGCTAATTCGTGACGCATTGCGTAATATCAATGCAGATCGTGTTCTTCCATTTCGTTTCATCAGTGCTGCGCGTCATGCACCAAGTCTTGAAGCTGAACTTGAAGCTGGTATGTTTAAGTGTTTGGAGGGACACGCTAAGTTGCCAGGTAAGACTGTAGTGTTGATCGACGTCTCTGGTTCGATGATTTGGAAGATCAGCGACAAGAGTGACATCAACCGTATTGACACTGCATGTGGACTTGCTATGCTGCTACGTGAAATTTGTGATACCGTCGAGGTTCATACTTTCTCAACTGCAGTTCGTGAAGTTGCACCACGTCGTGGTTTTGCACTCGCCGAAGCTATCAATCGTTCTCAGCCATACGGCGGAACTGATCTTGGGCATGCGGTTAAAACGGTCAATGGAATCAACTGTGATCGTCTAATCGTTATCACCGACGAACAGAGCTCGACACGAGTTCCAGATCCAGTGTGCAAGAAGAGCTACATGATCAACGTTGCTTCTTACAAGAACGGTGTTGGTTATGGCCCTTGGACTCATATTGACGGTTGGAGCGATTCAATCGTTACTTACATCCAGGCGCTCGAAAACACGCATTGAGAACCTACGGCATATAGGTATGAGTAAGCGGCAAAGAACATGCGGAAATTGCAAACATTTTATCCGAGTCAAAACTTGGGAAAAGGGGCGCAATGGTATGTGTGATAAGCTTGACTACAACTGTCATTCTGACAGTCGTTACGCTCGCCGCTGCTCATACTATCAAGCCGAAAAGTATACTCGTCTACGACAATCTCTTTTGACATTCCAACTCCGATCTTTTGGATAACCGCTACAATCATTGCGATCATTTTATTGAATGCGCTGATGAATTTAATCTATCCTGACAATTAAAGCGTGTCTAACTTGTAACATTTCAGCGGCACATCATACAACCAGTGAGCACAATTGCTGAAGGTTGATCCCCAGTTATGCACTGAAAATTGGTGTATAGCTTTTGCGGTTTTTAGAAGGAAGAAGTCAACGAGTGTGTCGGTCACTCCAGACGTATCATCTACTTCAACTATGTTCATATGAACCGATCTTGCGGCGGTAGGATGGACATTACATACAGACGTAAGCTCTTTTTTGACTGCATCTGAATCACACATAATAATCAGCTTATTGCTAGTCTGCGATGAAATTTCATTGATCTTATCAATAATGTATTTCATCATGCTGTCACGATCAACATCAACTGTAAAATTGATTGCGGTGGAATATGCTAGCTTATCTCCAGTTCTCACGTGAATCACTTCATATGGCTCGGTTGGAGTCACTTCATCAATCATGCTTTGCAGTTTATCATTAGGAGTAAATGCATGACTAACGAATAACTTAGTATGTCGATTCAAAGGGAATGATGGGAATGTATTACAATGAACTCCGATTGTTGGATGTCTACCTCGAAGTCGACTTCTAAATTCAGACAGCTTAGCGCGCAAGTCCGTTAAACGATTACATTGATTGTTTAAGTTATTGATGTGTACATCTGGCACGCTTCCGCGAGGTATGATAAACTCGCCGATTGGATGATCTTTAAATGTTATGACATACGGTGTTCGGCCAGATGTGCATAGTTGATGGCATGCTAATGAGCCTCTTAGGAAGTCTCCAAGACCCATGCCGCCTGGTGTTTGTATGTATGAATGTACTATCATATTATTAAAATGCTAAGATGTCTAATTGTGGATCGCTGATAACTGAATTTATTGGGTATGTGATAATGTTTTTGTAACCTGCGGATTTAACAAAATTTAGAATGTCATCTGCGGTATGACCGTTTTGTGATAATGCTCCATGATTTATTTCAATGAAAAGCATCGGCTTATGCGTATTGATACTATCTTGCATACCTTGCAATGCATGGATTTCCCAGCCTTCAACATCTATTTTAATGAAGTCTGGTTTTGGCAGATCAAGCGTATCGAGTTTGACGGCCTTCACCTTTATTTCTCCATTCTCAGATATGCGACTTGCTCCTACATTGGCTAATGTTTCAAATGTAAGCTCGTCATCCTTTGAGTTTGCAGCTAGGTTATAGTTATGAGAGTCTGGACAGTTATGACATAAACATTCATATGCTAATGGATTAGGTTCAAATGCATAAACCGTCTTACCCATGTCTAAGTATGCACGTGTATGGTCTCCAATGTTTGCTCCAATGTCCCAGACGCACTGTGCCTTATCAAGATATGGTTTTAAGAATTTGAACAAGTATGGATCGGTTATAATGTTGCGGTGCTCCTTTGCCCAAGTGCTAAGATGTGTATCATTGGACAAAATCATTTGTCCGTTTTGTAAAAATTCAAAGTTTGGATTTTCCAGTATCTGTTTAATTTCTTCAAGGTTCTCATCAGCAGTATCACCCCATATCTTAAACTGCCTCACCGGTGCATCACCGATACCATCATCTGTGTTAATCCACGTGAATGCATCGCGATGATACAACCAACAATAAAAACCAAGAACATTCCATTCAGTGAATACTCCTTTGTCAAGCGGATATTGTTTAAGCGATTTCCCATGAGTTTTTAAGCAATATTGTTGAATATCCTTTAGAACATAACGTGGAAACATGAAAGGCTGACGTCTCATAAATTCAAACGGCGACTCAATTCCACAAAAATCATACATTGACTTACTCCAATGATTTAAAGTGTTGCGATTATTAGCAGGTAACGATTCGTCATTGAATATAGTGCTAAACGGAGTCATGTACCAAATCGGTTTTCCATCAGCCATAAATGATTCAGGTGTCACTGGCTCATTAAACAGTGTATCGGAATCAGTGACCAATATGAAGTCAGCATCAGTGTATTCGTCTGCATGCATCTTTATGACTTGCTGATAGATGTATCCGTTTTCATGCTCGCCTTCAACTACAACGGTGTTTCTAAATCCAGTGCAATACTTTTTAATGGACTGTAGGCAATACTCGTGATATTGCTTATCGTGATTGCATGTCTTAATAAAAATATCAGTAATCATATTAACTATATATAACATTATGTTTAAGGACTTTACTATATGCACGTCAGATTATTTAGAAATGTCCTACCAACTGCAACTTGCAATTTTAGAACAATGCGGTGTTCAATTAGAAATTGTGCAATGTGATTTACCTTCGGGTGATTTTATGACTTCGCACTTTTACGATGTCGTAAAGTTTAAGATACAAACACTCCTAAAAAATCTCGAGGCCACTTCGTGTTCAATGGTTGCTTACTTTGATAGCGACATTGTCATAAGAGGTGACGCCGTATCGGCTATGCGCAAATCTATAGGAGAACATGACATATGTTTTCAACGTGATCGAGGAGATTTTTGTAGCGGAATGTTCATTGCTAAAAATAACGAGAAAATCATTTCATTCTTCACCGAAGTATTAAATCGTCTTAATCATCTAAAGGGCGAATATGTTCATACTGCAGCCGATCAGACTGTCATAAATAACATGCTACATACTGAAGAAATTGATTTAGATTTTGGGTTTCTTGACGATTCATTCACTACATACGGAAACATAAACTCCGAAGTTGAACGTTGGGAGGTGAAGAATTCTTATTAGAAGACAACGTTGTCGCGTTTCATGCAAATTTTACTATAGGAGTGCAATCAAAGCTTAAACTGATGGATTACGTTAAATCAAAATGATTGGAATAATACTTGCTCATGGAAAAGCACAAAAGATGTTCGACTTACATCTACCAAATTGGGAAGCTGTCTTTGACAAAATATGCGTGGTGTGTCCATTAGACGACATTGTTGAATACCACAGTGAGGTACATTCGCTCGGTCTATCTGAACATCATGGATACTGGAATTGTGAACGTATGCGTTATGCATGCCAAATTGCAAGTTCATACGCAGACGCATGCATAGTTGAATATGATACGTTAATTTACAACCTACCATATACCGATGATACTTTACGTGGATGTGGACCAATGTATGACTATGAGCCAAATTTTGTAGCACCATGGTTTACTCATAGTCCGTGGATGACAACGAGGGAGAACTTCAATGCGATTTCAAAGTATGAGGTACTTGAAGGTAAGCATGAATACTGTGATCGTTGGTTAGCTGAAGCATGTGTCGTTCTTGGTATAAAGCCGTCAAATTTAGAGTCTTACTACACTCCATGTTGCGGATACATACGCGATGCAAATGAATGGAAGAACATGGTGACATCTGCGCATTCTAAGAATCTAAGCGCGATTCATGGAATTAAAGAGGAATTTCTCTCAAAAACTATTTCTGCAATACGTAAGATTTAGATTTACATTCCGTCATAACTGTGGTATAATTTGGCATGCGCCAATTACGCCTCGGTCTTGTTTGTATTTCTGAAGTTCTTAAGAATAGCCGCAAGGTTGCTTTTAAGACAATGACACGCAAGCAGTACCTAAGTATGCCACGCGAGCGCGCGCTGCAAATCTTAAGCGCTCGTACATTGCATAATGCGTCCACTATTCGATGCGATATCTTGCCACATCTATCAGCGGTTGGTATTTCTCATTACCGCGTCAGCAGCTCAATGTTCCCACTAGTCACCGATAAGACTCTCGGACTGTGTTATGATGATCTTCCAGACATGCAACTTATTCGCGACAATCTTGCGGCTGCTGGACAGTTTGCACGCGTAAACAATATCAGCATCAGTTGTCATCCAGATCAGTATAATGTACTTGCTTCTTACAGCGAGGATGTTGTCATCAATTCAATTAATGAGCTGAATCATCAGAGCAATGTTCTTGACATGATGGGGTTGCCTCAGGACCTTTCTTCGTCCATGTGCTTGCATCTAAACGCTAGTCCAAAGTTTAAGATTGAAGACTGCCTTGGTTATCGTCAACGGTTCATCGACAATCTTGCGCGTTGTAATGACGGTGTACGTGCACGCCTTGTTCTTGAGAATGAGGACAAAGGATTTTGGAATTGCGACAACCTTTACGCTTTCTTCCACGACGTTCGTCCGCTTGTTTTTGACAATCTGCATAACGCATGCAATCCGTCTGAGTATGTTGAAGACGTGTATGCAATTATGTTTTCTTCTACTTGGCGGCAACATCGACCAATTTTCCACTGGAGCGAAGGTATTGACGGTACGTCGAAGCATGCTCGTCGCGCATCGCATATCCCGGAAATCGTCAAAAACAACGGCGACATATGCACCTGGGAAGTCGAACTGAAAGACAAAGACTATGCAATTTTGGAGATTTTGGAGAAATTTTCATAAAAAGTGAAAATTTATGAATTTTCTTGTTTACATCGGTCGGTTTTCCGTTTATAATGATCTTGTAAGCAAACCACCACAATATGAGCCTCGACAAAGCAATCAAAAGCGGTAAGGAACACCGCAAAGAATACCGCGATTCTCGCCGATGTGACTACACTTGCCGCAATCATGGCAGCTGCAGCTATTGTGAAAGAAACCGAACAATCTTCGACAAGCGTGCTCGCACCCGCGCTGAAGGACAGGTCGACGAATACTTCGGCTATTGGTTTATGCCTGATCCGTATGATGCGATGCAGGCTGCAGCTGAGGAGAATTACCGTAAGATGGGCATCGATCCTAATGATTGGGATACGCTCGTCGAACTTGGAGAACTAATCAAAGGATAATACATGGACCGTTACGAATCATTAAAAGAAATTGAAGACGAAATTGCTGAATGGGAAGCTGACGATGTATATCCTGGTGATCGCGGTTTTCAACGATTGCTTGAACGTCGCAATGAGATTCTAGAAGAACTTGACGAAGAAGAATAATTTATGGATGCTAAACAACTACTTTCATTGCTAACAACACAAGACTTTGAGGATTGGTATCGAACTGATCTTGAGGACTACATCCGTGGCGAAGAAAACGCAAAGACAACCGAACAAATGCTCGCCGATCTCCAGAACTTTATCAATCAACAATCACGATGACTAATCATTCAATTACTACCCACCCTTCCTTCGAAAAATGCCGCGGCCGTTTGCTCTGCGAACTTATCGGCGGATCTACTCTTTATGGTCTCAATAC